TTGGTTAATTCATCACCCTCATACACATCACCGATGATCTGTATCGGTCTATCAGAAACATGCCAATATTTCCCTTCGGAGTCTATTTGGGTGCAAGAGACTCTGCTCTCCATTTTATTGCCAAATGCGATTAGTAGTGGTTCTATGGCAGGTGGGCTAGAATATACGTCTGTGTGTCTAAGTTTGATATTATCCATGATAGAAAATCTTCTTTCATAGATCCTAACCCATTCCATAGTGCCTATACTCAGATCAGAATAAAACTGACCTATTGAACCCACATCCTGATCAGCATAAAACTGTCCTATAGAGCCTATATCCTGATCTTGTGTTAAAGAATATGTAGAAAACGAGGATATTATTAGATTTTCTTGAAAATTATATGAAGTAAAAGAACCAATATTCAGGTCTGATGTCGCCATTATTCTCTCGGGATTTTCAGAAAGCTCACGTTTCCATTACTTTGTATAATGGTCATGAGTTTATATTTTTCATATACAGCGACTAATTTACAATCTCTAGCTTTCATATTATGGTTACCAAAGTTACCCTCATAATTTACCCAATATTCAAAATCAATTGGTTTGTCTTTGTCGCCTTCAGAGTGGGCATAGATGGGTTGGTCTCCCACCAAAACAAATAAATTCTTTAGTTCTTTATCTTTCTTTGCTTCTGAAAAGCTAGGATAATTTAATCCTGTCATCAAAGCGTTATCTTTTGTGATAAGATTCCAGCCTTGTAAGGAAAAGTTTATCATATCCCAATTCCTTTCTAATGGAATTATATTTAATGGATTATGTTGAGATATCAACGGAGAATCTAAGTGCATTTGTAGCTCTTTCGGTGTCTAATTTTTTCAGAGATAATCCTAGATACCAATAATGGTTTACTTCTAGGCTTAACTGGTCTGATAGAATACCTCTCGCTGCTGGTTCTATACCAGTCAACGAATCATCCCAAGATGAACTTAAAGGACCAGTTTCTCTTTGGTAATTAGCTGTATCTGTATCAGTTAGGTATTCAAACATCATCATTTTAAAAGCTGTTGCTGCTGTTAATGGATCTGTTTTATACAACCAAATTCTGCCATTTGCACATGACGTTGCTGTTCCACCACCAGCATCATTCTGATACCAAATTCTTAAAGTAACAGCATTTTCATTAAACCCTAGTGGGCTTGCAATAAGTGAGTATTGAGTTCCATTGACATCTACTGTAGTGTTATTTATATATTTATTATTATTCATGTGGTTTGGGTCTACACATTGGTCTACTGTGAAGGTAGCATTGGATCTATGTGTGCTGTCTTGGTAAGTCCCAGGTGCTATACCAGTTCCGTATGCTGCCCCCAAAAACGCTAGTATATTAGTAATATCTACCCAAGCAACAGTGTCAGGGTCCCAAGCCTGAAATTTAAATACATCAGCCATTCTAATCTCCTATATGGTCGTATTGAAATCTATTGAATCTGGTGTTATGGTTAAATCAGATATAGAACCACGCCAGTATTCAATAGTGTTATTATTTATATCTTTATATATTATGACCACTTTGTCAAGTGGATTTTCTAAATATATCTTTCTTGAAAAGTAATGGTATGGTTGCCCATTATCATACATTATTTTGTTTAGTATTTTAAATTGTGAACTTGAGAGTTCGTATGTTTTAGATATGGTGTTGAAACTTTCACGTATATCGCCATAGTTGATTAATAAGTCCGATTCAGTATACTCTTCTGGTGTTGACCAATGTATTTTCACACGAGTTTTAATTGTAGCTGTCCGCAGGTTATTGATATCCCGAAATAATTCAATTATCATGCGATACTCTCAAGCTCAAATGTTACTGTATATAAACGGTATGCAGTCAGAGTGCTTTCACTTCTTCTTTGACCTACATTAATATTAGTATCTTTCATAAATACTCTTTTGCATACCAGTGGGCTGGCATTTTTGTTCGGTATAAAATAAAATGGTAAGTTATTTCTAGTTTTCAGGTATATAATCATTTCCCTTAATAAATTCCAATCAGCAGACCTGATATAAGAATCATGCTGGACATTATACCCTTCTTTCATAAAATTCATCAAATCAAATTCACTATCTGCCTTAGCTTTACTTGTAGAAAAAGATAAAGTTGGTATTATCCTATCACTACCTAACTGAAGTTGCATCTTTTCACCTATAAACATATACCCGATAGTTTGTGTTCCAGTAAATATAATTTTAACATATCTAGCATTATATTCATATAATTTGCAGAATGTTTCACCTGCTGTTAAAGCCACAGTATCAGTTCCAACATCTACACCACCCATTGCCACATTACTGAATTGGATCGTAATATTGCCAGTGATTGAATGCTGATCTAATACAACGGCATCAATCTGTTGTGCTGATCCGAAATCTATTTCAATTGGACCAGTACCATTAAAAGCTAAAGAGTTATCAAGGCTAAAAGCATTTAGCATTTGATTAGACTGTAGTAAATATACATCCCAGTAATCACCAATCTCAAATGATGGTGCTACTCCAAACTGGAATAGAATACTGAGATCATATTCGAAATCTTGTATTGTTCTTTTTATGTATTTATCGCTACTCCATTTACCTGTAACTGGGTCGGGGAATAATCTCCAAATACCACTCTCTACATAGAAAATGAATTTATCTCCTAAAGTAAAGGGTATCCCGCCCTCTGTGATGAGAAATTTCAGGCTATCGGTGTTATAGACCTCTGGTTCTGGTTTATACATAGAATAAGGTGGGAAGTCTGTGGTTTCACCTTGAACCTGAAATAAAATTGTATCATCTCCATCAATTCCACCTGTAGCATACAACGCTTGGTACGGAAATAAAGTGAATGTTATTCTATCTCCATCTGAATAGTTAGAATTATCACCTTGAACATCAAAAGTAACAATAATAACATCACCATGTTCGAAACTTGCTGTTCCGCAATAATCCCATATCAAAATCGCAAACTCTTGTGTATTAAATATTTCACCATTTGCATAGCAATTATGGGAATAATATGGAATATCAGTATACAAGTATGTGCAATATGGAGTTCCATTAACTTCAACTGTCCAATAACTATATGCGTTTTCATCAATCTCATAACACTCAGTTCCCATACTATTTTTTTTTTGGTGATAAGTCATGTGATAAGTCATATACCACTCTACTAAAGTAGACCATTTATCTGTATCATATTCTAACTGGTAATTAACGCCAGCTACATAAGCAGTATTGATATCTGGTGTCCACTTTATGCCATTCCACTGAAATATAGTATTGTTAGAATCTTCAAAATATAGTGAATTGATGATTTCCATATATAAATTCGCTATTGCAGTAATTCCATGAGGATCAGTCTCTTTTAATTTAAAGATTAACCTTGCCATCTTCATCATTTGCGTTCTTGTTTGTTCTGACAAGTTCACAAACCAGCTTTTTTCTTCAGCGTCAGTATCTTGGAAAGCTGCCATATTTTCAAATTGTCTAGTAGTCCAAAAAGGTAAATCGGGACAAATGTAACCCACAGTGCCACCTCCTTCCTCTTCCAAACCCAAACATTCTTCATTAAAATCAAAATCTGGGGGGCAGTCGCAAGGCTGATTAATTTCAGTATATGTTAGCCTCACGGTTGTAACTTGATTTTGAGGGATATTTATACCTGCCCTAGCATAAACACAAAATGAATCTATCCCTTCATAAGCCTCAACAGGTTGGTAAACCCAACTCCATGTATAGTTTAATGTATTAGTTAAATCATCTGTTATGTGTTGCATATTAGGGAGATCAAATGATATATATTCATTCTCAAATGATCCGCCAGATGGTTCAGTTGAAATAAGTTCTTCAGTAGCATAAATATACCATTGTCTTAGCTTATACTCTAATGCAAAGTTTAATACACCTGGAATAGCAAGGCTATTGTCTATAGATAAGTCTTGTAACCCACGCCATTCTTCATTCGGTGGGTCTAATACAGGTGCGGTATAATGTGCTACTGTTGTATAATTTAATTCTTTTATTGCGATCCCACCAGGCAACCTTTGAGTATCAACAACCAATTGAGCAGGGATCAAGTATCTAGGAGTATCATTAGGAGTTTCTAGTAGTGCCTGGTGGAAATCCAAAATAGTTTTTATATTTAGTAAAGTTCTTGCACCATCAGATTGATGGTTAGTCCATATTTTTATTGTTCTGCCACCAGTTGCTTTATAGATAGGGTTAAACTTTGGTATATACCCTTTTATTGGTTCAGAAAAATAATATTTTAAATTCCCGTCAGCATCCAATCCACGCCATTGTAAATATACGTTATAAGGATCTGCTTCAAAGAAAATTCTATGTAAACTACCGCCCTCTTCTTCACTTGGAGGGTCTAAAGTATCACCCTCTATGAATTCGGTATTAATACCAAAATTCCAAATATCACTCTCTAGCTCTTCTGTGCCAATAGGGATATGTTCGGGAGTTACATATTGTGTTCCAGTTGCATCATTGTGTTCTGTGAATTCAGTTACTCTACCAATTTCTATATATATTTGATTACCCAGAGTTCCTTCTACATCTACTAAAAATTTCAAGCCACCAATATTAATGGACGCTGTTTCTGTATCTTTACCCAAGTCTATACAGATTACTTCTATTTTTTGTGATGTTAGATTGCCCACATGTATTAAATCCATAGCACCAGTTCCAGCACCTTCAAAGGTTGGTTTAGAAAAACCTATATTATTCGGATCACCAGATTCATCATCAAAAACCCTAACTTGCATTTCTTTATCTTCATTTCCCGAATAATTACCATATAATTCTATTGTTCCATTACCACTGTTATTATCGCCTGGAACTATGATGGGTTTATTACTGCTATTAGAGACAGAATAACCTGAAATTACTGTTGTGTCTTTATTTAAGTGATTATTCTTATCATATAAATATAGTTGTGAGCTTTCCATTAGAAATTACCTCTATCCTTTTCTCTTTTTAATATTGGTATTAATGTGTTTCTAGCCCAAGTTTCAGTATGTTCTGGGTCCATACCTGTTATAGAAACATCAAATTTATTTTCTTGTGTTGAATCCACATTTACATTAGGTGCGAATGTAGCATCTCCAACATCAGAAAAACCTTGTAGACTTTGGTTTAAATTGTCTAAAAATCCAATAGTAGAAACACCGATAGAATTAGCAGCATTATTGATACCAGAAGTTAGTTTGGGTAATACTGTATCAACTGCTTCTGTAACTGTATTTGCCCCTTCTATTGCCAAATTAGCCATAGTATCATAATATCCTCTGGTTCTATCAAGTGATCCCTGATATTCTTCTTCTTCTCGCCTTGCTCTATCCTGTGCTTCTCTTTCTTCTGCATCTGCTAAGTCTTGCAAATAATTTTCTTTTTCTAATTTTAATAAGTTCTGGAATTTTGTTGTTGCTTGGGCTTCTTCAGAATATTGTTCCTTTAATGCAGCTACTCTTTCTTCGTATTGTCTTGTAACAGCATTGGTATATTCACCCTGTTGAGCTTCTGTTTGATCGGTTAATTGATTAACTCTCTCATCTATACTTTGCATTTCTTGAATAAGTGAATCTGCCCATTCTGCAAACTTTGTAGACCAGAAGTTTAATGAACCGAATACTTCTGATGTCAAGCCATCAAGAATCTCTTTACCAGCCTCTCCAACGTCTCTAGTTAAGTCTATACCTAAACCTTTTAGTTTAGTTTTAACACCTTCTATAGATTGTTCTAATATTGGGAAACCTTCAATCCCAAGTGCATCCACATTCGCTTTGAATAATTCAAATGTGGTATATGTCTGACCTAATATCTCATTAAAGATATCAGCTACACCTTGCATTTGTTCATTGGTAAGCAATAATAAATCTTCAGTACCTTCTTTTCTAATATCTTGTTCTTCTTTGAAAGTTCTGAGCCTATCACTCGCACCTTGTTCTTCTAATTCAAATAAGGCATCTTGGTATTCTTGATAACTGAGAATTCCTTCATCATATAAGTCTTGTATTTTTTGCTGTTCTATTTCAACTTGTTCTTGAGATAGCTTGGTTCTTTCCTGCATTATTTGATTATAACTTTGCAAGCCTTGTTCTCTAAGTTGTGTTAATTTAGCTTCATTCTCAGCTTCTAGCTTAGCCATGTCAGCATAATAGTCTTCTTCAAGGGCAATCATTTCATCTATGATAGCTTCACTTTCAGCAGTCATTCTTCCATTTATATCTCTAGCTTTTTGTTCATCTGCAACTAATAATGCTAATTTTTCTGCATAGAAACTTCTAAGCCGATCCATTCTTCTATCTAATGCTTCTGCCTCTCCGATTTCACCAGATTGCACCGATAACTGATCTAGTTCTTCTTGCTGTGCATAATAACTTTGTAATTCTTGTATTTTTTGTTGGTTTCTATTCCTGAATTCTTCTAATTCTTTTTCTCTTAAATCTTTAATTTTTTGTTGTGTTTCTTCTTCTAAAGTTTGTTTGTCTGTTTGAAATTGTATTTCTATTTGTTTCAATTCTTCTTTTAATTGCGTCTCTTCTGCAATTGTTTTTGCATTAATTTCTTTCCTATTTTTGATGAGATAATCTAATTCCGATTGGAGCAAATTTCTTCTAACTTCATATTCTTCTTGTATGACAGATAACCTTCTATTGCTGTTACCAATGATTTGCTGTAATTTTTGGTCTTCTATATCTTTGGTATCTTCTAAGAACTTTTTATTTTCTAGCTTTAGTGTTTTGAACTTAGATTTTTCTATAGATATCCATTCTTTACTACCCTCTTTTATTGTAGCTAATGCTTGTTTGTATTGTTTTTTAGTTTCTTCTGCAAGTTTTTTTTCTTCTTTTATTCTGACATCAGCAAAAAAACCAAAGGCATCAGTCCTTAATTTTAATATTTGTGCCTCAACTTTTGCTAATGCTTCCAGGTTATTAGCTGCTCTACCAAAATCGCCACTAGCCTGAAATGCTTCTGCCTGTTCTTTATATGCTTTAGCAGATTTTTCTAATATTGCTATTATTTTTTTCTGTGCCTTTTCTATAATAAAAGCTCTTTGTGCCTCTGTCTTGGCACTTTCTAATCCAGCATTAGTCATTAATATAAGTTTTTCTACTGCTGTTTCGTAGATTAAATTAAGCCTAGATATCCCATTAAATAATCTGTCATTTTCGTAGTTTACTCCCTTTGTAGATCCGATAATGCCCTTTAATACTTTAATATAATTTTGTTGGAATTTTATTTGATTTCTAATTTCTGTAACTTGTTTTTTATCTCCAAACAAGCCAACCAAAACAGCTTTAGCATTTAGATATACCACTTTTAGATTTTCTATACTTTCTTCTAGTTTTGTAAACTCTTCTTTTATATTTTTGCCACTACTTTTTGCTCCTTTTTCATTTTTTTTAAACCAATCAGATATGATTAATGCTGCACCAACAAAAATAGCTATCAGTGCTGCAAATCCAGCAACCAATAATGCTGTTGTTAAAGTTAAACTAGCTAATGCTGTAGAAGCTGCCCCAGCAGCAGCAACTAAACCAGTAGCTAACAAAACTACTACTTTAGAAAGGATTACATACAATCCACCCATGACAGTACTTACTCCTATTATAGTTTTAGTCAATAAAAAAAAAGCACCACCAATAGTTGTTATGAATGTTAGAAAAGCACCTAAAACTAATGTTGCCTTAGTCATTTGAATTATAAACGATGCTAATTGTTGTTTTGTAAAATCATCCATGGTGTCAATGGTTGTTTTAAACACGTCTACTATAGCATTGAAGCCATTAACTGTTTTCTGTATTTCTGGCAACAATACATTACCTAATGTAATAGAAAGGTTCTTAGCTCTCTGTTGGAATATTTGTAACTGGATAGAGGTTGTTAATGCTAATCTTTCATATCTTTGTGCTAAGGTTAAAGTAGAACTTTCTAAGTCTGCCTGGATTTCTTTTAATGAAGTTAAACCTGTGCCCAAAAATCTAGCAGTAGCACCAAAGGATCTGTAATCTTTGACTATTTTTCTAATCTCAGAAGCGTTACCTTTAGTTACTTCTTGTAATTGTTGTAATAACTTAATCATACCATTTTCTTGAGACAATGTTTCATTAACATCTATACCAGCTTTTTTAAATCTTTCTTGGTCTTTAATTAAAGCAGTAAAGAATCTATTCAGGAATGTTCCAGCCTTTGCCACAGAACCAATTGTTCTGGTTAATTGGATGAAAAGCACCTGTGTTGTTTCTAATGGGATATTAAGTAATTTCGCACTTGAAATCGCATCATCAAAACTACTTGTTAAATCTTCTAATCTGGTTCTACCAATCCTGATTGTATCATTAAGGAAAGTACTGGCTTCAGCAGCGTTGTTTATCTCGCCCTTATATAATTGCATTAGGATAACCATTCTGTCTACAGCATTTTTTAAACTACCTTGTGCTACTCTAGCTAATAAGGTAGATTCTTTTAATACATCCATAGCAATAGCACTGTTTCTTAATCCTGATTCTATTTTATATAAACCCCCAGCAAGCTCTACAGCAGATACGCCAAATTCGTTGGAAAGTTCGATAACTTCTTTACGATATTTTTCAACGAATTCTTCTTCGTCTAATAAAGTCTGAATATTAGCAATAGCCTTTTCGTATTCTACAGCATTTTTGACAGGGAAGTATAATGCTGTTGCCATAGCAACCCCTGTTGTGATTAACTGTTTACCAGCAGTGTTAATAGCCTGAAGAGATTTATTGTATTTATCTAAGCTATTGCTAGCACCATCTATCGCTTTTTGAAGTTGTTTTACTTTACCGATACCTCTACCTTGCACAGAGATCAGGAGTTTTAAAGTAGAATTAGTTATAGCCATTATGAGTATCCTTTAATTATGTAGAGAGAGGTGTTTAAACCCCTCTCTTCTTTTTACAGTCCAGGTGGTAAGTTGATAGATGTCTTTGCACCCCTATATGAAGTATCTATTTTGAAAGCATTACAAAAATCAGTTAAATCATGGACAGCTCTACCTCTGCCCCATATTTTACCATGATTCTGGTTTAATGCTTCTAGCTTCTTCTGTTCTTCCTCGCTTACAGGTGATCCATCAGCTTTATAGATTGTTCTGCTGGTGGCTTTATATCTCATCTTTCCAGTTTTACCTTTTCTTATATAAACCATGTCATGTTTCCTTTTCCCTAATTCCAGGCTTTTTGTATAACTATCTAAAAATTTATCATCAGCCCTTGAGCCTGCGAATATTAATGTCAAAAGTCTTTCTTCTTCTATATATTTATTGTAAAGTATATGATCTACATATCTATTAACCTGCCTGATACCATATTTATTTACAGCTTCAGGCGTATGACCATTACTTATCAATAGTTGTTTGGTGCTAGTTATGCAGAGTATAGCATCCCCAACATCTCTTTCCAGTTTTTTTTTGCTTCATCATCAATATTTTGCTTGATAACAATAGCTAATACCTTAGGAATCTCTTTTAATGTTAGGTAAAATAAATCATCACCAAGTGCGATATAAAGAATATGATTTACTGAATTTGCACATTTCCCCGTCATTTCTGGTATTTTTTTAATTAATCCATCAGCACTGAAAAGAATATCTAAATCCAACTGATCTTCTTCAACCTCTTTACCATCTTCAGCTATCATCTTTATTGGTTCTTTAAATAATTTTTGTAGTTCACTTAAACTAAATATATGAACTAATATGTTTGTAAAATGTTTTGTAAAATTTACAAAGTCTAGTGAATAATATGCAATAGGCTTTACAACAAATTTATAACCAGAGAGAGTCGTAACACTCTCCCCAGTTAATTTATTTAATTCTTCTTGGATTTGTTGTAATTTCTCTTGAGTAACACCTATTTCACGCATAAAATCGGTCTCTTTGAAATTAATCATAAATTCTCCTTAAAGATTAAACTTCACCAAGATAAGTAATATCAAGTAAACCACCGTAATTGGCATGTTTGATAAAACTTAGGTCAAATGTCATGCTATTCCATTCTGTCATTGATTTCATTTGGAAATCACCAGAAGGTGTCATTGCATAATAACCTTCAAACATTAAATCTGGTCCTTTAGCAACTGCTGGTCTATACATAAAATGTGCTTTTAAAACACTGTCTACATCTGATGTAATCTTTGTAACAAGAGTTGTGTGATCATAAGTATATGTAACATCTATTGTATCACCATCAGCATAATTCGCACCACCAGCTATCAAGCTAATAACACCTGCATTTTTGCCATTGGTTTTCCATTCGTAATCAGTTCCCTCAACTAAGGCAACTGCACCTGGATTGGTTTGTATCGCAGTGATAGCAGAAACAAATTTGTATGCTAGCTTAATCTGTCCACCGTCTCTAACTACAAATTGTTCTGGAACAGCAACAGTACCAGTTCCACCCTGAGCAGCATGAGTAGGAGTTGAGTTAAGCATAAATAAACCAATGTTCTCTAAATACATAGCATCAACAACTAATGAACCAGTCCTTAAAATTTCCAGATATGCAATATCATCTTGGAAAGCTAGTTTGTCATCATTATTCATGTGTGGCAAGGTTTCAATAGAACTACTGGTAACAATACTATTCGTATTCCCAAGGTATCTATAGTCATCATAAGAGCTTCCATCCAGCTTTATTGATAATGCACCACCGCCAAGTTGATATATTTTTGTTTGTGAAGCAACCATTGTTCTTCTCCTTATTATTTGTGAATATCTATTTTGCCACTTTCTTCTATATATTGAAATCTATATTCTAAGATAGCAACTACCCAATCTTGCTCAGAAATTACACCCTGTCTAACCAATGAATAGTATGTAACTAAAGCATCTGGATTGAATTTTTTATAATCCTCCATAGCATATACGATCCTGCTCATAATTCTATCAGCAGTGTATTCAGGATCTACATTCTCTTCTATTTTTTCCATAGAAGCTATTTGTATGTCCATTTCCTTTCGATACATAGGTGGGGCTCTATCTATCCTACTTTCAACTTCTTCATATTCATCAGGAACTATCCTGGTGGTAGGGAAATGTTCGGGAGGGTATTCTTGAACTTTACCTATACCAATCCACCTTTCAGATTCATTTAGTTCCGTGTCTAAATATGTCTTAATTCTTGTGAGTATCTGATATCTTTTCATTTTTTCAAAAAATATCCTATCGCTGTGCTAATAAGTGTTGTGAAAAAAGTTATAACTCCTGCCATATAAACAATAAAACGATAAGTAACAAACTTGTCTGCAAAATTTTTATTTTCATTACATAAATTCTCAAACTGTTTTTCTATGTTGACAATCTTAACCCTCTGGGTAATTGTCTCTTCATTTAACTTATCTATTTTCTTAGTTATTTCCTGTAAACTATTAATAACAGTCTTCTGGTCTTTTGTAATATTATCTTTAATATTGTTTAACTTAATTGTATTGGGGCATGTAGAATAATCATGCCCCTTACCAAGTTGAGCTGTCACTAAAAGATCATCTAAAGCTGTTTGGTCTGCCATTTTATGGTATCCTTACAACAATCTCATTAAGTTGACCAGTGTTAATAGTATATTCTATATAAATACCTTCCATCCTGTCTGTCAATGTAAATTGCTTTGCAACAACGCCTGTTACAGCCTGTGTGCTAACTAAAACAAGTGGAGATGTAGTATCATATACCTTTATAGTTATATCAGAGCCAGGTGAACAAGAAACAAAGATTGTTTTTGGTCTAGTTCTGAACCAAGTATTATTTAATCTGACTGTATTCCCAGACACAGTCTTAGGTATATCTATCATATTCCAGTATCTACCAGTCCAAGGTGTTTTAGTTAAGTAAGTTACATTCGGACTTATGGTCGGTGTATTGGTTATTGTAAACGTACTAGTAATAGTAGGTGTATTGGTTATTGTAAACGTACTAGTAATAGTAGGTGTATTGGTAAATGTATTTGTATAAGTGTTAGTTACTGTTTCAGTATTTGTAAAAGTTACTGTTTCAGTATGTGTAGGTGTATGTGTAAGTGTAAATGTATTTGTGATAGTAGGAGTGTTTGTGATAGTAGGTGTATATGTGCAAGTTCCTATTCCATCATCAATCAACTCTATATAATCAAATCTCCAATACTTATCACCCATACTTTCTGATGCTCCCGTTAATGTTAAACATAGAACATTATGAGTTGGATTGTAATTGGTTACAATTGTTTTTTGTTCCCATACATACTCTACAGAAGGTGTAATATTAATATCATTAATTTGAGAACAAGAACAATCATTCCAAGTTGCTTCATCTAATCTGGCATATAACCCACCAGCAAAAGAAGAATTAGAGGAGTCTTTCCTAACCCAAATCTTAATAGTATACAACCTTGAAGGATCTACCAAGAATGTTTTAACAGCAGAATGTTGACCAGTTAGGTCTGAAGCTGTTATGAAACCTGCATAAGTTCCTTCATATTTTGTTGTAGAATTACAACCCAAACTTCCATCACCACAATCTGTCCAATCAGTGCAAGTTCCAGTTTCGAAATCATCCAAAACTATTCCAGTACAACCAAATAAAGTTGCTGTTGGATAGAGCGTCGGTGTATCAGTATTTGTCACTGTAAATGTATTTGTAGGAGTATTAGTAAATGTATGTGTGTTAGTTGAAGTATTTGTAAATGTATTTGTCGCTGTAAATGTATTTGTCGCTGTAAATGTATTTGTAGGAGTATTAGTAAATGTATTTGTGACAGTTGGAGTGCAAGTAATTCCTGTTAAATCTTGAACTTCTATTAAATCATATAATGCTACATATTGAGAACCAAATGAGTTATAGTTTGTATTAAGCGAAATACAAGTATCTGCACTTAAAGCTAAAAATCCGTTAGATATTGTCTTTTGTTCCCAGGTATCTAGTGTTGATGGAGTAATATTATTATTGAAATGTCTTAAATCATCTTGATCACAAGGACAATCATTACATTCTCCATTATATACATTACCAAATAATTGAAGATTACTATTTGTTGAATACGCCCAAGCTGTTATTTTATAATTATGCCCTGGGATAGTTTTCAATTTTATTGTTGTAACATTATTCTTATTTGGTGATCCCGCAGGTGAATGGTATAAAACTCCTGAACCACTATATGCTAGTCCATCGAAATAACATTCATTAATAGGTGTGCCACCAGTATCTTGACAATATGTATAATCCCAACATTCTAACGAAGATTCAAAGTCAAAAACCTGCTTAATACAACCTACAAGTGGTGTAGCTGTTGATAAAAAGGTGCAAGTATATGTAGATGTATTAGTAGGTGTAGATGTATTTGTCACTGTAAATGTATTTGTCACAGTACTAGTTGGTGTATTAGTAATTGTAAATGTTTCTGTAACAGTATTAGTAATTGTATTGGTAGGTGTATTAGTTGGTGTGCAAGTTCCAGAAGTTGGAGGATCTTCTGTTCCTGATCCTGAATTATGCCTTTCTGTTACTTCACATTGTGATAATTCATAATCATAAATTACGAATTCATCTATTTGACCGATTAAATCTAATACACTAGACATAAGAATGCCTATCTGGAAATTACTTGTATAAGATAATGTTTCAGTAAGAGAATCACTTAATACAGAAACATCTTCATTATTTCCATCTATATAAACATTTGTTCCACTTGCGTCGGTTGTATCATCACAGGTAATTACTAGATGATGGAAAGTATTGTTATTCCATCCGTCACTTACTGTAATTATACTTAATAGGTTGGAACCATTATAAAAACTAAATTGAATATTTCCGTTATTACTCAATAAACAATAATATCCATCACTACCTGAACTATAATTGCTAAATAATGTAACAGTAGTAGGTAACCCAGATTCAACCTTAAACCAACATTCTATAGAAAAGGCATCATCTGTTTGAAATCTTGCTATTGTTCCACAATCTATATATTCATTTGAATCACCATCTAAATCTATACAATTATTTAATTTTCCTGAAACCCAATCTACATCTTCTATATTTGTTCCTGTAGCATTTCTACCATTACCAGAGCTATCAGCCACAAAAGTTCCTGATGTTTCATTTAAATGATAATGAGCATATAATCCCCATTTAGGTGTATTTGTGGTGGTAGGTGTGTTTGTATTAGTAGGTGTGTTTGTAGTGGTAAAGGTATTTGTAATAGTGAAAGTATTGGTAGGTGCATTTGTGGACGTGGAAGTACTAGTTGGTGTGCAAGTGCTTAATCCTACTGGAATAACTTCTAAATTATCAAACCAATAAGAATTGCCAGGACTTTGACTATAAACCTCCAATTTCACACAAATCATAGAACCAGAAGGATCAAAATCAGTTGCCAAGACTTTCCTTTGCCAAGTATCATTGGAATTTGGTTGGATTATAACACCAGCAATATCTTCGCATAAGCATCCATTACAACCATCATCTGAATCCTCCACCAACCCTCTAACGGTAGTATTAGTTCCAGTTTGCCTATTCACCCAAATTGCTATATCATACGTCAGGTCGGGATCTACGTTTATACTTCTTACTGCCCTTCCATAACTAAGTAATGTATTAACTGTAAGTTTTAATGAACTATCTCCCATATATGCCTTATCTGAAGATGGGCATGTCATATCAACTTCATCACAAGAACTCCATTCAGAACAAGTTCCATTTTCGAAACCATCTTTATATTCACAGATCCATTCTGTTGAAGTTGGCACTACAGTGCAGGTTTTAGTTGACGTATTAGTAACTGTAGGAGTATTAGTTTGGGCATTACAAAAACTATAAAATAATAATAATATAAATAAAATTTTTATTATCTTTTTCATTATTCACACTCCTTGCATTTTTTGATGTAAAAACTTCCATTTTTCCTTGTCTTAATTAACTTCTTCTTCTTTTTTTCTTCTTCAGCGTGTATTGCAGCTAACGCATTTTCACATTCTTTTTGCGTTTTATATACGCAGGGACCATTGCCTATTTTCCACTTTCCATTGCTACATTGAATACAAGGCATGTGTAAAACCTCCTAAAGAATTTCTTTTAATAAACCTTTTGTGTAATTATATTTTTTTATTTCATCATTATCTATGACTAAAAAATCAGAATGACCATTAACCCAACAGCCACTATTTGCAAGGACTTTTGTTTCACCTTCAATTACGCTATCTATCTCTTTTACGTAAGCATCATGAGTATGACCATAGATTAATTTTTCATATCTGTTTGTGTTAATAAATTTTCTTGCATTACTGTCTATTTTATTATTTAATTTATCTAGCAAAATATTATCATCTATATTTTTTGCATTTAATATTTTTTCTATTTTCCCATAATAGTATATAGCTCTTTCAATCATTTTGTCAAATATTTTTGAACGAGTATAGAAACAAGGGTCAAATTGATGTCCATGATGAATAAAAATGTTGTTAATATTAATAAACAAGTAGAAACTTTGGCTAATTTTGAACTTTTCTGAAATGTTATTTAACAGCCCATAATCATCATGATTGCCCAGTATTTGTATTATTTTGTGTTTTTTAGAAACCTTAGATTTTAATTTAAAAAATCTTTCCCAGAATGTTATTATTCCATCTTTGTTATCTGTCTGTGTTGCTTCTAATTCATCACCATTTATGTATAATTCTACTCTCTCTTTAATTTGTAAAAGTTCATCATAAAAATCCATTATGAGTGGGTTAGTATCATCTGCCCAGTTATTTAAGTGAATGTCTGAAATAATTATTCTTTTCATGTGCTCATCTCGTAAATTTTTATAATTCTTTTTGCTAATAGTTTGGCATAACCTGTGCTAGATTGTTTAACTGCTCTATCAAACCATTTTCTAGGTGGTAAAAATACCCTAGAAGCAAATAGAAACATCAATTTAATATCTCCACTTGCATGGTCTCTACTAGCTAAAGCGTAACCTGTTAGGATAGCATTTTTAGATCTATATGGAGTAGATCTAAATTTAAAGCTAAATAACTCGCCTTTCTTGTAATCCTTAGCTTTTTTCTTTAATCTACCATGACTATCCTTAGCATCATCTGTTGGGATTATCATAAATTTCTTCTTCATGTTAATCCAAGAATGTCTGCCTGCTGGGTTAGCACCTTTGGTACCTAAATCTTGAATATTTGCATAAGGCACACCAACAGAAATAAGATAAGTTCTAGATCTTTTAGATCTTCTTGAAACAGAATAAGTTGACCGCTTCCAAGCAGCAGCCAACTTACCTGTCCTTTTCTTTATAGATAGATTACTAAGATGCAAGCTACCTGCTGGTTTAAGATCCTCTTTGAACCAAGTTGGAAATACCTGTTCAACAACTGCACCGATATCTTTAAATATTTCAGCATACACATCTATTTGTTTCTTTAAATCTTCAATATTAGTTGTTATAATTGGCACAGTACCATACATTAATAAGCCTCTTTTTCCAAATACAAATCTAACTCAAATTTAACTATGGGTAATAAATCAATTTTGTCTGCTTGCACAGAACTACCGAATTGACCTATGTAAGACTTCTTGCCAAAAACATCTTTGATATTATACCAAGCGATTAATTGCTTCTGAATAGCACCGAATAGGATCTCTGTCTCATCTAACGTATCTAGCCCACCGTCATATATTACTTCCGTCATTCTATTATTAGCAAGAGATTCTGTTATGATTATATCATTATCCAAACTGTAATTGTCTGCATCTATAGGATCTGTCTGTCCTAAATATCTCATGCTTGTAATTGTATGAACAGGCTTTTCTCTTGGTAGCATAGTAACATTAGAATCCATTATCTCTGTATAGGTGTCTCGCATCCAACATCTACCTTTACAATAGGATTTGCAACTAATATATACTGTTTTTGCCCAAGACATTAAAACATCCCAGCCAGCACTGCCAGACACAATCAAAACACCATCTTTATCTTTTATGTTTCTAGCTTTTATTGTACTTGTTACAACTGGTTCAAGAAAATCTTCTAAAGCCATTATTTTTTACCTTTAATCTGTTTCTTTAGTGTGTGAATTTCTTCTTTCATCTCTGTTATCATTGCAACTACACTTCCAAGTTGTAAGTTGTTTTTAGCTTGTTCTTTCATAACATTTACTAATTCATTAATATTTTTATTTGTTTCCATTTGATATTTAACAGCATTAAGTTTAATATTTCTATTGAACTTGTTCGCCTCTCGCTCTATATTATTCGCTTCTGCTTCTATTTTCTGAAAATCAACTTCAACTAATTTAGTTACTTCTATGCCTGGTGCAATATCAAAATTACCAAGCCTTGTGCAATGATTTCTGATTGTAGGGTATTCATCATTTGTATAGATAATTTCGCTTTCTTTAAATTTATAGTTCCTATAAAAGAAAGGTTTCATAACTTGATAGAATTTAAACCTTTTTGGTGGAATAAAATCTTTTTCAACCTTGAATGTTTCTGGAATAAAAGTATTTAATATCACCAAACACTCTACTTTATCCCTATGATTTATGAATTTTCTCCTAAAATCTTCCAAACTAAAAGCATTAAATCGCCTTGTGGCTGTATGATAAAAAAAGTCTTTGTGGGCAAAGACTATATCATTCTTCTTGAATTTTACGCCTCTGCCCATTCCAAAGAAATTTGTTAATATTTGATATGCTTTATAATCTGGATGAGGGATAATTTCAAAGAGATCAATCTTGAATTTTTCAAATAATTGTTCTCTTGTTATGTTCATATAACCTCCTAGATTATTATGCAGCAGCAGTTACTAATCTTGCCATTGTTTTATCAGGGAATACCTTCATGAGACCTTCTCTTCTGGTATATCTGATAACTGTTTCGTCAGTATCGAAGTAATGATGTTCACTAACATCCACTCTTAATCCGCCAGCTTCACCTAATACCACATATTGCCATGCACAATAAGCTAATGCAGCAGTGTCAGCAGCAGAATCGCTTCTTGTAGGATATTGGTTGTGTAGAGTATATGGGTATCCCCACATTGTTCCACTAATACCACCATCAGCAGGATTCCTGAAGATATATTGTCCTGGAGTATCTGTAATTGCTTGAAGTATATTTAACATAGTTCTATGCATAATAAATCTACCTTCTTCATATACATCATCAACTACTTCTTCTGTCAATCTCAATAAATCTTCAAAAGTAATATGTGTAAACAAAGTATTACCAGCACCGAGTGTATATTCATTTACATTGGCATCTACCATAACGCCATCAAAAGGATCGCCATTCCCAACAATATCACCAAAATGAATTATTCTTTCTTCTTCTTTAGCAAAAGCCTCAGCAACTAACATTCCTAAATAATTTCCAATATTAGAAACGAAAGTATCTTGAGCCCATTCAGAAGAATAAGGGATGAATAAATACATCTTAGCAGGAGAAACACTCATTGTTCCCCACTCAGGTTTCTGAGGTTGCATTACTCCACCCTCAGCAATCCAGTTTGCTGTTAAGTTATTGGTGATTGTTCTCCAATGATGAACTAATGTGCTTAAAGGTACCACTTTAATATATTGCCTTACTCTACTTATTTTAGGGATTATCCTTAAAATATCTGTAGAATATTCATCTATTAAAGCATACTTACCTTCAGCATCAACGCCTTCATTAATACCATGAACTGCTTTCCTTCTATAATTTGGATTGGCAGCGATTTCACCAAGGTATTTTACAAAGTTAGCAGCTTTTTTATTGGTTGAAAACACAGGGGTGTTGTTTGGTAACAAACCATTGTTCCTTTTCATTTCCAAAGCATTAACCATGTTATTATGGGTAAACCACGCATCCATCAACCTATCTGTTTTTGCAGCATAACCTTTAACATGCTCAAGAACTTTTCTGAAATCCCTGATTATGTCTGTTTGCACCTGCACATCAGATAAAGTATTTGGATTCTTCTCCATGTCTTTCATCTTTGTTTCCATTTCATTAATTAATTTCTCGCCCATTGTAACGACCTCCGATTATAAGTCTTGTAGTTCTTGCTTTAATTTATTATATTCTCTGGCAACAGGGTCATATTCAGCCTGTGTCTTCTGGGGTTGTTTCTTGAAAGATTTAATAAATTTCTTATTTTCTGATTGAGCTAGCTCAACAGTATCTTCTAAAATTTTCAACCTTCTACTTAAATTTTGTTTCAGATTATCTATCTTAGAAATTAATTTATCAATATGCTTTTCTATTTTATTTTCATCAATATCTACTATAGCTTTTCCCATACTGATAATTAACAACTCAGACTCATTATAGTCTTTCCTAAATTCTGGTAATGGTAAATTAAGCTCGTAATAGTGTTGTTTCAAATGTCTATAACCATCTTCAGCTTCTTTTTCAGAAATAGATAAATTAGTTAAATAGAATAACATTGATTTTATTACTTGAGATTTTTCTAATAGGATATTACCATCTTTATCTATATCATGATGTAAACCTCTATAGCCTTTGACGTTATTTAAATTATCCAAATCTCTTGTGGCAAAAAATTTAGAATAATTATCAAAATCTAGTTTATCTTCTTTAGAATAAAACTTCATGATTGCTAACTTGATTTCATCTGTTTCTTTATTTGTAATACTGCCATGCATTGGCAAGTAATCACTACAATGTGGGATGCATGAGTTTTTATTTCTCTTTGCAACTTCACTTTCTGCCAAGTAAGTATTGTGTCTGAACCTACTTAAAATTTTCAACACCTCACCGTCTTTAGTTTGTAAAGCCTTTTCTAAATAACTGTCATTGCTAAAAGGTAAAGATTTATGCCTCAATGCTCTTGGGTTCATACCCAATCCAAAACCAACAGACAACTCTAATATTTCCCATTCGTCTATATCCAAACCACCTTTTTTATTCACAATAACTTTATCTTCTAAACCCATAAAACCCATACTAATAGATTTTATAATGTTTCTTTCAACCTTTTCCATTAAAGCCTTTGCTTCTGGATCTGGTTCATCAAACCAGATTGTTGCAGCAACCTTAGTATTATCTTTATTATACCCGATTCTACTTGCTTGTCCTAAGACTTTATTATTATCATGTGCAAATAATATGGGTGCATTTTCCTTGAAATGAGTAGTCCTTAGACCTTTTGGATTAACCCTATCATAGACATGATCATATTGATTGTCAGAAACAATGAAGGTAAATTCTTTATAACCCTCTGGTTTGGGAGATAATGCTGTCCAGAAGAAATCATCTTCTTTAAATTCTTTTTGATGCATGATAGCATATAACTGTTCCATAGCCATCTCCTTATAAAAATCTTATATTTCCACGTATATTAATCTCTACAGCCACAAGCCAACATCTACAGTTCATTATTTGTTTAAGATCAGCAGTTGGGTCTAATGGAAATCTGCAATTAGTAATAGGAAATCTCTCTCCTAATTTTATTACATTTCCATGCTCCGCCACATGATCATCTCTAACTACTTCATCTTCGCTAGAAGCCCAAGCACATCTAATTACACCATAATAATTAAATGAAATGAACCTGCCTGAATTAGAAGCCATACCGACTATCGCTCTAGCTGTTATTTCTGATTTCATAGTTTTGATTGTATCCATTTCACCTAACAACAACTTTTCAAATTGTTCTACTGGCATACCTTGAATAGATGTTTTACTTACTAAGCCTTTTACATTTTCTATAACTCGTGTTATTATTCTCTGTGTTTTTTCATATATAACAGATAATAACCCACCAGCAGCCACTAGTAATTCTTCAGGTATTTTATCTATTAATTTTTGGATATTACTTTCTTGTTTGGTGTAGATATCGTAATTGAAAGTTTTCTTTAATTGCCTAAGTTCATCTTGAGAATTAACAATGAACTTATATAGCATTTCTTTTACATCCATCTGGATGAAATCATTCAACCATGTGGTGTAATATTGTTCATAATCTATTTTGGCAACATTATCTTTATACTTTTCAATAATATCTTCAGCAATATTATCCAATAATAACTCTATATTTTTTTTAGTCTTTTTTACGTTTTTATTTAATACATTCTTTGTATATTTATCATTTAGCCTATAAAGTTCTCTTGAAGAAATCTTGACATGAACTTTATCAATGTGCTTGCTAACATAGATCTTTTCTTCTTCTAAATCTATGTCTATATCATCATCATCAAACTGTTCAGCACCCTCTTCTTCTTTTGGTTCAGCCATCTCTAATCCAACATTGAAATAATCTATGCCCATTTTCCACCATATAGCTGCTGTTTCAGCTTTGATTTTTTGAGTCTGCATGTCTTTATGCTCGTCAGTAGACCAGAAACTGCTCCAATCAAAATCAATAACTATATCAGGGAAGTGTTTGTCTAGGATTTGAGTTTGCCAAATGTCTCTGAAATAAATCATCTTAGGTGCTAGCATATTTTCTTTAGCAAACAATCTCTGTGCATCCGAATTTGCATAATTAGAATATTCAAATATTCCAGCAATAGCAGGTGGAACTCTTCCAGAAGATAACATCTCTTCTCTAACTTTGTTCATACCAACTTGGAAATCAATATCCTTGCCTTCAAATAATCTTTTAATATCTACAGAATGATCTAATATAGCAAAGCCTCTACCTGAAAATAGGCTCATTAAACTATCTATCATACCTTTTTTAGCTTTTTCTGTTATGTTCCTATCAGATTTAAGAACAAATTTAGGTATGAAACTACCACCAAAGAACTTGGTGTTGTAAATAGCCATATTAATCCACTGTTCTATGGAAAGACCAGCAACAGTAACAAAACTTAAACCAACATCTTGATCATAAGGGTTATAAACCATCGGGTGGATAAGTTTATCATTAACAGGATATTTGACAGTTCCATCACCTACATTTCTATACCAAGCCTTAACCCTATTTGTTTTCTGGTCACGTTCTGTTTGCATACCATAAGAGGGTATCAATTCTAAACCTTCCAAATCATTTCCGACGATTTGTTTTTTATAGAATGTCTGCCCGAATATGATATAATTAATCATAGATACATAATTAAAATAAGATAAAGACGGTATTCTATCTTCATTCTTCTTGTCAGGTGGATTGATAACATCATAAAATGGATCTGAAGCTGTAATGAGTGGGTAATCTGTTAAGTTTGGAACATAATGAAATTTTCTATGTCTTTGCATATCATTCTTTTGTGTATGCAAATTTTTAAGGATCATTTCCTTTTGCCTTCTATTTTGAACTCTATAGAAGAGCATGTTCTCACGCATAAAGTTTTCTGCGATTATATTCCCTACTGCATTAACCCATGGGACATCCCTAAATGAATTATTATAATCATAATATGAAGTGTCCCAACCAAATCTCTTACTCAGTCTTAATACTTTAGAATAAATCTTGTGTGCTGTTCCCATTAAGCTAACCTTTTCCAGTAATATTCATCATCATATCCATCAAACCTAACGTGAGTATCAGAATTTATATGTTGTATCTCTTGGAAATCAATTCCTGAACCAGTATCAGGGTTATATAAATCTTTAACTGTATCTGCTAAGTCAGGGCTTCTTCCTATTCTACTCTTTAAATCTTTCTTTTTCTCTAATTGTATCCTGCCATTATTAGATACAAAATATCTAATTGACAATTCTTCTTTCAAATCTCTTATTAATTTCTTATGATGTGGTTTGTAAAAATAAGGGTATAAATCTACATTACTTTTCTCAGCTAAAGTTCTTAAATTCCAATAATAATGAGCCCTGCGATTTATAAACTCTTCGTTATATGGTTTGATCGCAGTTCTGTTTGCTATCATTGGAATCACATTATAGCCTTCGTGTAATAAATTATCATAACAGCCCTTACCTTCATGCCTAGCATCACAAAAATTAATTAAATCTTTCGGGTTTGCTATCCTCAGTCTCCTGGCATATTCCCGAGTTTTTTCTATAGTTAATTGTGTTGCTTTGTGGGTATCTACCCTACCAGCATAAATATCTATATCCATTAACCTTGACCCTGCTCTACTTGCCCATGCATTGCAGTCCAAACCTTCACCAGCAAAATCTGTTGCCATGAAGGGATAATCAAAGTCTGGATCAGCAATTCCCTTAAACATACTGTTTATTAAGGCATTACTCAACACAATCATTTCACCACTATCTACAAATTTAGCAAGTATCATCATTTGATACATAGGATCTTTCGGGTTCCACAATTCCATTTTTTCTTTATACCATTCATAACTTAATAGACCTGGAATTACTTCTCTTTTAAGTTTAACATTAGGAACATCTTTGGCAGTAATCTTTATAGTATTCCATTTCCCAAAATCTGTTTTTCTGTCAGGAAGAACTATATTGGCAAATTCACTACCAATTTCATAAGGGTTGCTACATGCTATCATTCTGGTTTTGCCAGAAGTCATAATACCCTCTACAGATTCCCAAGTTTCCCTTGTTAATCCAGAAGCCTGATCCATTATGATTAAGATATATTTATTGTGGTAACCAGTTCCTTTTGATTGAGTTGAAGTTCCTTTCTGTTCTCTAGCTACATAACCCACTCCGAAATGTTTTGGACTAATTTGTAATTTTGGGATAGAGAGAGGTTGACCAAGTAGTTTGACAGTAGCATTGCGATATATCTCTCTTATCTCTGCCCAAACTTGTTCATTAACCTGCCTCATAACATTTGAAGTTGTTATGACAGTTGAAGGGAAAAAACTGTTTATAAACCAACAAAATAATAAACCTAATAAAAATGTTTTGCCAGTATCATTAACAGATATAACAGCAGTACGCTTGTTATACCTGACTGATTTGACAATCTCTCGTTGCTTGGCATAAAGTCTATATGGTGTATGAGTATGTATCCACCAGATAGGATTATTCCTACAAGCATGAATATACTTTAAATATTTTTGCTTATTGCGAATATATCCCATTTCTTCATACATTAAAAATCAAAACTCTCCTCAGATAAGTCATCATCAAACTCTATATTGCCAATAGATTCTATTATGCCTTGTAAAGTTGAGTTGACAACTTGTTCTTCACGTTTTTGTTCATCACCACATTCAACCCTGGCTTGTTTAATTAATTCTACAATTTCCATGTTTGCCTTTGCTGCAACTCTCAAGTCAGGTGGTTTTACGTTTTCTATAACTTTTATTCTACCTATTTTTTTCTTTAAAGCAGCAGGACTAGATGCAACCATCACAGTCATCTTCTCTTTACTTGGCTTCAATGCTGCTGATCTGATTTGTTTATGCTCTTTTATACTTGTTTCTATTTCATCCATTCTGTGATAAGAATTAGCATACTTAAAGAACTTGCCAAGGTTTTTATTTGTCTTTTCTCTAATTTTCAATATTTGTTCTTTCACTTCGGGATCTTTATATTTTTTTCTAACTGTTTTTACATCAAATAAAATTCCGAAGTTGTCATCAATATAAGATATTATATCCTCATCTTCATAGAATTTCGCCTTCAAATACATCAGTGTTTCCAATACTTCGCCTCTAAGTAGCTTTTGGTTCTTCTTTTTATAACTTGACATAATACCTCCATTTTATATATATAGATAACTTATTAAAAAAGTCAAGTAAAAAATGTAAAAAAAAAGGGCAACCAAAATTTAAGTTGCCCCAGTTTTTATTATCGCTATTTAATTAGTTATTTTTATGTATTTGTTTTAAGTTCATTGAGTAAAATAATCGAGAGTGCTAAAAGCTCAATTAATTTGTCTTTATTGGGCATATTATTAGATTTTCTGTTAGATATACTATACAGTATTTCGTCTATATATCCCAATAATTCATCATGTTTTGATTTATCGTGTCTTAACCACCTCCTGAAAAAGTGAATGTTTCCAGGCAAATAATATTCATATTCAAGTTTAATCCCTTGATGATGAATTTCTTTACCCACCTTTAGTTTAAAACTGTCTATAAATTTATCTATAGTCTTATTTTGTCTATAGAAAAAATATGCCAAAATATAACTTATCAACTTTTTTATATACTCAGAATTTAAAAAAATTCTACCATAAACAGACTGGTCTGGACAGTTAATTAGCTTATATAATATCCTATCCATTTTATATAATAACCCGTTGATAGAGTATCTTTTCTTAAAGAAAATTTGGCAAAAATCTGTGTGCTTATCTATAAGGCATATAAAGTCATCAAAACAGTCATTAATCATTTTCGGCAACATTTTTAAACCATATACCCATAATAAGTTGTTGTTATGTTTAAAATAGCATCTTGTTCAAAACTTTTTAATTTGCCATCATAGATCTCTATTTGTTTAAATATTCTTTCATCCATTACATTAATTATTTTCTCCTTTTGTTTAGATAATTCTAATATTTCTTCTTGAAATTTTTTAATTAATTCTGATTTACAATCATTTATATCTAGCCAGTCAAATATCATTTATCACCTATTTTAAATTTAGTTGTTTCATAAGCTATTACATTAAACATAATCGCAGCAGCATGGTCTTCGCCATCTTCATAATCACACATCCACTTCATAAAATGTCTAAAAGCAGAAGCCTTCATCCTATCCATCTCTTCTTTTCCATTTGCCTTTTCCCAGTTTCTATCTGAATATTTCTTCGCACCTTGCTGTAATAATTTTGCAAGCCTAGTCAACATTTGTTCTTTATAGGGGATGCCTTCAGGTAATATTAAATCAAATCTTGGCTTCCCCTCCGCTGTATCTCTTTTCATTCCTGATGGGTATTCCATGCGATCTCCTTTGTCTTCTATTGTGTATTTTTTTTCTTCTTCTACTAGTAAATTGATTGTTTCTTTAATGTCTTTCACCCACATTGGTTCTTTTTCATGTCTGCTAGAACTTGGCTTAAATATCTTGCCAACACTAGCTAATTTGTCTAATCTTTTTTGGTCCATACAGTTCTCCTTTGTTCTGTTATCCATCCTCTTGATTTTTTTATTCTATTTCTTATATTATTCCATTGTGGTAATTTCCTGCCACATTGTGGACAGAATCTAAACTTATGTAACATATATTTGTAGTTATTATTTAAATGCCTAGGCTCTAACATCGGACAGCCCTCAGCAGAATTAAAAGAATATAACTTTACAAAACCATAATGTAGGAATAATATACAAGCATTACCTCTCTTGCCACAACTCATATTTTTAACTTCTTTCTTATCCAGTTCCATATAGCTTTTATAATTGTTTCTTTTATGGAAGTTTTTGTTTCTGACTCTTCTGTTTCTTTTTCTATTATGTATATAGGCTTAAGCTGTGTTGGCTCTGTGGCACAATCCCAAACTTCGTCTATATGAATATTATAATAATGCTCATAAGCTAACCATAAACCACCATTAAAACCGACTATATCACAGTATGAATATTCTGCAACTTCACTTTCAAATTCTTTATTATCATCTTTTAGCTCATCAACTATTTTATGTAACTTTATTTTCTTGCCAGAGTTGGTGGTAAATGCAACAAATACAGTCTCTTCACCATCAACATAAATTCTAGCCCAACTATCTATACCCTTAACTACATAATTTACAGCATCTAATTCAAGAGTACGTGCTTGTTTAGTTTCTATATCATAAGTGAATAGATATTGTGTATGATCTTTCTTATCATCTCTAAATGTTACAATAAAAGCATGGTATAATATTCCATTTTTAAATACCATAGAACCTTCTGAAACAGTATAGGTGTCATCTGTTGGTTTTGGTATTATTACAGCATAATTATCTAAGAAATTTTTAATCATACCAGCCTCATTTGCACATCTATAGCTAACAAACATTTGGCTGATATCATTTATTTGCCATTCTTTTGGGCCTTCGTATATGGTTTGTTTCTGTTTTTTTATACAATCAAAAATTTCTATTTTATAGTGTTTCTTTTTAGACCAACAGGCATAAGCACACATAGGTGCATCAAATCCCGAATCTATCCTGACAGTGTTAATTATATAACCACCAGCATGGATTTGAGTTTCTTCTATAATATCATCTTGGTCTATATCAAATACTATCAATGCCAACTGTTCACAATTATAAAAATCAGGATTACCATATACTATGTAAATTTTATTACTATAATTATCAAAGGCACATTGTGGTCTGTTAAACCTGTTATCAACAGGTCTTGAAATAAAAACCTTTTCCGTTACTATCTTCTTTTCTTTATTCCAGACTTTTAGTGATAATTTGTTATGAGTTAAATAGCATAAAGCTAAATATTTATCATTTGCTGCTAAACTTGGATGTGTCTCCATTTTTTCTCCTTAATCTTAATGCAGAAAATAAGGCATAAATTAAAAAAAATATCCCCAACATTTCTATCATAATTGTTTCCTTTGTTCTATAGTTAAATCTAATATTTCAGCCAAAGCATTTAATTTTTGGCTTTTCCAAATATCTTTTTTTATTTTCCGTTTTGGGATCTTCATTACACATGAATTTCTGAATACTTCATAAACAAGAAATTCTTTAACAGGATATTGGACATATTGCTGTTCATTAGGTATAAATCCAATCTCATATTGCTGTCTCATTCTTTTATAATATTTGTCTCTTATATAAATAAGACATTCGGTATAGGTAGTGAAATATCGCATGGAACATTCTCTAATAAAACCATTGCATTTTCTACAAACAATGTAATGTCTATTAGCAAATATTTCATTTTCGTCTTGCATTTAATTCTCCTTTTTGTTTCCTTTTCAATCTACACCAATCAGGTGTTTCGGGATAATTTTTTATAATCCTTTCTGTGAAGCCACTATAAAAATTATCGCAAGTATGTGTTATATCATCAAAAAAATCATATTCATGATGATGTTTACAGCTTTTGCAGGTCAATAGCATATTTTTTTCTCAGAGGGAACATTTTTTCATCCTAATTCTTTTTACTCTCAAATAATAAATCTCTTACTTGATCCAATTCGGGCATTGGTTTGTGCCATTTATCCCAAACCTCGCACATTCTCTTTTCTAATTCTTTTGGATCATATTTGGCTTCATACATATAATTAGCATCTTCGTTAAGTTCATCAAGAAATTTATCTGGCTCACAAACCTGTGGTTTAGTTAAGATATCAAGTTCATTCATTATTTTTTTATTCCTTAAAAGTTTCCTTTTTTTCTTTTTATCCCTTTTCCTGCTCTTTTTCTTTCTTTTACCCATTGGACATCACCCTACACTTTCTTTTTGATAAAAGATTAAAAGATATAATACAGAAAAGTTTATATTTCATTATTAACTCCATAGTATTTATTTGTTTTTGTTATCTTTTCATTATTTTTTCTCTTCACCTTTTGTATCAATGCATTGATGTAGTTCTCTGCAATTCCAACTTTGCTAGAAACTGCACTTGCAGTATCAAATCTTTTTTCTATGCTAAAACATCTAGTTTGTTTATTATCAATTTCCTTTGTTTTCTGTTTTGTTTCTACGACTAAATTAACTAATTGCGAGAGCTTTGTTTTTGTTAGCGGGAAGTCTGGTTTATTTTCAAGAAAATAATCCATCATATCATTTGGGTTGTATTCATCCTTATCGGCTATATATTCCCTAATCTCTTCTAATAACCTATATTCATAGAATGAAATATCAACAGCGATATAGCTTAAATCTACCTTTTCCATTATATTCCTATTAACAAAATGTTTAATTATTTTAAGTTTGTTATTGACTTTGCGTGTACTTTCTTGAGCTAATTTCAATAAATCCTTTTCATTTTGTTCATCTATGCAACTCTTCATTTTATGTAACTTAACATAGTTTTTTAACATTTTCAAGTCAATTATATGATTATTATTTTTATAATATTCTTCTAATGTATTGGTAGGAATCATACTATGTTTTGGCTTTTGTGAGTATTTTTTATACTCAAAGGTGGCTAAAATAAGATTTTTTTCTGCATGAATACCATCATTTACCTTTACATATTCATTTTTATCTATTTTTTCAGCTAATTCCTTGTTATAATTTTTGATTTTCTTTTTATTAGTTGCCCTTTTTTCTTTCAGTTCTTTTGTGATTTCTTCTTCTATGTTAATAGAATTAATCTTTTGTTCACCCACACTCCAAGATTTATACATATCAGATAGAAAGAAAGGATTATTATAAATCTTTCTATAATATTTTCTCATAATATCTAGTCTAATCTGGAACTGATTCGGAATATATTTATACCCATCCCAAATAATATACTTATTTAGTATATTAATTTTTTTGAGTGCGATTAGATATTCTTCTTTGTATTGATCAACTTCAAATTTTATGTTAGATACTAATTCTGCTTCCATTTTGTGTCTTGATAATAGGTTGCAATATTTTTTAATCTTTTTAATTCTATCCTTTACCATTAATGTATAGTTATCTAAATCATTCAGTTCTTTATTATTTCTATATAACACATATATTTTATCACAGCCATGCCTAAATCTACTCAGAAATTGCTTTTGTAAATGTGGTAAATCTTGAGATAGCATAACTATGTTATATCCTTTATCATTAATTGAAATACCTTCTGCTATAACTTGTGTTGTAAAAAGGATATCAAGGTTTTCTGGTAAACAATTATGTTTAATGATATGTTTATAAATATCAGTATGTTTCAGATCTCTGTTCAATTTTCCAACAGATTTATTTATTTTTTTTCTAATCAAATCTGTTAGCATATTGATATCATTCCTGTTATTAAGTAATACTATAGTTTTATTTTTGCTCTGCTTTACTATTTGATATATTGCTTCTAGCTTCTTTTCATAAGCAATGACATTCACTTCAGTATTTTCAAATGGATTATGTTCTCTTTCTATTTCTATAACTGGATCATCTCCGAAAACACCATAATGAGTTCCAGTTAAGTAAACAAAGTTTGGGAATTTTTCTTTACATTCCATTATGAATTTAAGTGCTTTAAACCTGTAATCATTAGATGTTAGTAGATTATGTGCCTCATCCATAATCACAATCCAATTGTTAAAGTCTATGTCACATTTGGTTACTTTTTTTAAGCCCTCGTAGGTGGTAGTGATAACTTTATTACCATTATTGATCATTGTTTTGACTTCATTTTCACAAACAAATCCGTCTATGTATGGTATTTCATATTGGTTGGATGTTTGTGAATTGGTTGCCATTAAACTTTGTAATACTAATATTCTTTTATCAGTATATTCTGGCAAGTCTTTGATAACCAGCTTTGTTTTACCAACACCCGTAGGTGCAACGATAATTGTATGTTTATGTCCTAGTATATGGTTACATATTTCTTCTTTCTTCTCGCTCAACCATTTATTAACTTTTATCTTTGTTGTTTTTTTATTGAAGATTTGTTTAAAATATTCTTTATTTTTTGTAAGGGTGTAATGGTACAGAACTGGATCTTTTTGTTTTAATACTTGGCTTAATGTATATATTGTCTGATCATGATGGTCAGTAGCCAAGTAAGAATTTTTATATAAACACATTGAATAATTTAAATCAGGTGCATGAAAGGGGCAACCAATACTCAGGTAACTAGGGTATTCTTTATATTTAATCTTAAACTTCATTAAAAGGTTGTGGATTGAGTCTTTTTTAAGGAGGGATTTTGTTGATTTGAGGGTTTTTTTATCATACTTACTTATGTAATTACCCTTACGTATTAGTTGCCTCAGAACGTGTTTCTTTTTATGTTTATTTTTTCTTTTAATATTTTTTAATTTCAAATTTAATTTTGGTGGGATATATTTAATCACAGGATCATTTAATATCTTTTCAATGAAGCTAGTTATTAATTCGCTATCTATTACAGGTGCAAAATCAATATCTCCGTATAGTTTATATTCTTTTATTTCACCTAATTTATTTATAACTTTAGAAGGTGAAACTGCTAAAAGAGAATTTTGCCCTCTTAGTTCAACCTTAAAAGGTTCTATTATTTTTCTTAGGAACACTTCTTCATTCTTAATTTTGTTCTTTGATATTACTAATATGTCATCTTTAATGGATGGTTTAAAGTCCAAGAGATCAAATATTTTACTTTCTATAAATGAATTAAATTTTTTATTTGTTTTAATTATATAACAATCATCCATCTCAGTAACTTCTTTAACTGGACAGGTGCAATTTGCTATGATTGTTTTATAATTCTCTGTGCAAGCAAATAAAATATGTTTGCCACCACTGGGTGATTCTTGATAAACTAAGTTATCTTTACCAGTATGTTTTTTGAAAAGTTCAAATATATATTCCTTAACCACTGGATCATAAATATCTATATCTATTGCATATAATTTTTCTATTTCACCCTCTCCAAGCCTAATAGACCTGTTCCCAGTATAAGTTTTAGGGAGTTTTCTGCTTGTTGGTATGTATCTAGGGTCTAATTTACTATTCCAAATTTCAATAGGGATTTTCTTATTATTTGTTTTGATTTCTGTATATACTATGCTCATTTTCCACGTTTCCTTTCATGTTGTTCTTAATATATATATAAGTTTTTTTTTAAAAAAAGCAAGTAAAAAAAAATATATTTTTTAAATTAAACTTGACATTTTATAGGAAATGGATTATATATATAGTAATCCTTTGTTTGTTAGATTTTAATGGTTGATTTTAAAAAGCCCCTAGAGAAGAAACTTTAGGGGCTTTTGGTTTTTATACTATTTATTAACAGTCTTAGTATCAAATATTAAATCCAAATTCTTTTCTATTTTGTTTAGTGTGCTTTCATTTTTAATCTCAAATGTAAACATTAACAATCCTGTTTTACTGTCTTTGTTTTTCATATTGGTAACTATCATTATAGAACATTTATCCCTTTCTTTAAGTGGAGTAAATGCTTTGATACAATCTATAGCTACATTGGTTCTTCTACCATCTTTATCTATAAATTTAATGAATTTCGGTTTCATTACCTGTCCTTCCTATAAAATTTTTGATTATATTAAATATATTCTTGGGTTGTGCCTGATAAACTTTCCAGCCTTCTCTTTGTGCTAAGTTAAACTTTTCCATATCCTTTAGGTAGCCACTAACTGATTGATGCCAGCCACCCTGATAAACTCCACCCTGAACCTCAATAGATTCCATTATCTCAACATAAGCTATGTCTAATCTGAATTGTCTATTTCTTATAAACTTCAATTCAAACACTGGACTTGGTAAACCATGTTCTAGGGAATATTGGATTATTAAGTTTGGATTATACCATTTTGAAGGTTTTACTTTAATATAATAATCCTGGTTAATGCTCTTGATATGGTTAGATTTTATATATTTTTTCCTTCCTTCCTTTATTAGATATTTGCTATCCTTTAACCACTTCAAGATAGTATTCCTGCCTAACAAATAGGCATCTTCTATTTCTTTGATGTTTGCCAACTTATCGGTTTCATTTTGCATTTCGATGAATAGTTCTTTTTGTTTCATGTTTTTCACCAACCATAACCATCACCAGAACCATCACCATAACCATAACCAGCCCCATCACCAGAACCATCACCATAACTAAAACTAGAACCATAACCATAACCATAACCAGAATCATCACCAGCCCCAGAACTAGAACTAGAACCATAACCATAACCATTGTAGATCATATTGTTTATTATTTTTTCCATTGTTTCACCTCGCTTATAGATTTTATCGCTTGAGATGTACAGGGGATAACTTCTATTGCATCCAATATAATAATCTTTGGAATCCATACGCTAAACTTACAATTTTCAGGTTTTATTGTTCCTTCTAATGCTAATTGATGCAAAGAGAAAGCACCATCCCAATACCAAATTCGCCTAGAAGTTAGTAATGTTACTTCTCTATTTTTTCTATTATCTATTTGCCCAAAAAAAACCCCAGACCTATCTCCTCTAATCAATACAAACTTATCATCTACCTCAACCTTTTTCAAAGTAGATTTCTTGACATAAACTTCGTTATTAATAGTTATTTCATCTAAATTTACTTCCATTATATTTTTCTCCTATTCTAATGACCCATAAATTCTGGTAGTTCTTCATATTCTTTTTCGCTCATCTCCAACATTGTGAAAGATAAAGTTATTGATTCTCCAACTTGGAGATCGCACAATTCACCGTCTATTGCATCTTGGATTGTGTTTAATGGTTGGATGTAATTCCCACCACCTTTTAATTTAATATTTACTACTCTCATAACGCCCCCTCAAAAAAACCAAATGGAACTTCGTTGCCCCAATAATCCCATCCATCACTTTCAAATGGTGGTCTGGCAAATAGTTCTATTCTGGGAACATCACCAAATAAAGTTACTATTCTTTCCTTAACTTCTTTTGGTTTCTCACTGTGTCTCCCTATGGGAGTTATTATAAGGTTTCTAACAGCTTTACTTTCTCTAGGTAATGGTTTCCCCTTACCAAAAAGCAAACAAATTTCTGGATTAGCTCGACTGTAATGACCCATCCCGATCTTAAATAGTCTTTCTATGCTACTGGTATCAGCCAACAGATAGGATAATCTTTTTTCATAGTGTTTTAACATTTTAACCCAAGTAAACAAACAAGTCTTATACTTGAGCATATCTTTTTTATATTTGACCTGTTTATTCCATGCATTTATATACTGAAAATACAGATTTAGATGAGGGTAGGTAGCCCAAGAGATTAATACAGAATCTTGATCCATAATACTGTGCATTTGAAAAGCCTTAATTGCTTTATCTAACATAGTATTATAATGGTGTTTGGCTGTTCTACCTTCACCTTTCTGACTCCAACATTTATAGTCTACTGGAAAATCACAGTAGACTATTTTGTATTTTTTGTTTGGTAGTGGTATCATTGTTTCGCATCCAATTCTTGTATCAGGAGATTTATCATGCCAGTTAATTCTGTGCTAGCAAATAAGTTTAATAATTTAGCAACCAACTGCGAATCTAATTTCGCATCTCCGACAAATTCACTAGCATGGATATAATCTGTTGTTACTGAATAATCTTCACCATCTAAATCGCTGTTTCCAAAAGAACAAACCAACCAATTATCATGTGGATCACCAGTAACGGATTTATATTTCATTCCATAGTATGGTCTAAATTCGTTAAGCTCTTCCAATCTCTTATGTAATTTCTTAATCCTAGCTTTGTTGTGGCATTTATCACTACAGAACACCTTTGTTTTGTGTTCTTTATTTCCTGTGCTACCACATTCTGGGCAAAATAACATGCTTGTCATAGTAACCTCCTTGTTAGAATGGGATGTCATCTTCAGTTACGTTGTTATATTCCATTCCTTCTTTTTGAAGGGAAAGTATCACTGATGGGATTATGTTTGTATATAATCCTTTATCTGTCTTTCTGTAGTTAATTTTTGCTATCATAAAAATCTGTTCACCATCATTGATTGCTAATGCTTGAGACCACAAAATACCAGCATTTTTATATGCATCTGTTTTTGGCTTAAAAACTGTTATTTTGTGGTAACATTTATTCTTGTATGCATCTTCTTGGAATAGTGTGAAAGTTATCATGCTTGTACCTGCTTTATAATTCATTACTTCGCCTGTTGCTTGAAATTGATTTAAATACATAATTATCTCCTTATTATTATTTGTCCGTCTTCTTTGATTCTACCCCCACAATTATTTATTGTGAGAACAAACTGTTCTGGCAACCATTTAAATAGGAATTGCAATGTATTCCAACTATGGCTAATATCTAAATAGCCATCTTTATCTAAATCTATAAAATGTCTGCCAACGAAAATGTTGCACTCTAAGTTCTCTGCAAAATTACCTGCTAATATCCTTACAGTATCAGTCCTTTTCTTTACATTCCTGATTATGAAATGAGGATATAATATTTTACCATCTTTCGGTACTTTTTCTACCAAATATCTGCCCTGGATTATATATGATTTTTTGCTACGCCAACGTCTAGGTGGCTCTAATGTCACGAACTCAAAAAAGGTATCAGCGTCATCATATATATATCCTTTGCCTAGTGCAGATTTGCTTGTATAAACGATTCTATTAATCACCATCTGTCTCAATTCTTTTCTCCTTGTATAAATACGTCTGGGATATCGTGGTTTTACCTTGCCCTTCTCATCAAATAATACTTTCTTCGGAACAAGTTTATTCCAAATATCCTTCGTAGATATTCCTTGTTTCTTTACCCAAGCTGTATTGTATTTTATAATGAATTTGGTGTCATCAAACTCACCAGACATGAACTTCTTTATTATATCCACAATCTCTTCTTTTTGAATTAGCCTGTGAGTTCCGCAACATGAGCCTAATCCTTTATAACTGGAAACATATATTTCTTTGTCTCCTGTGAAATTTAGTTTTTCTATTCTCCTTATTCGGGTATATTCTTTACTGAACTTGTTCTTTTTACTTTTTGCTAAAGGTGAGATCTCCTGGTATATTAATATAGGGCTAAAAGATTCTGCAACACTAAGGTGCATCCCCATGCCTTCCTCTAAGATTTTAACCTCTTCGGAAAGCACAGAAGAATAACCCCAATAAGGATATTGTCTATACTTAAACCAACCAGGAGGTGGTTTATATCTCTTTTTTCTTTTCTTGTTCATTTGCTAAATATTTCCTTACAGATTCCCACGAGATAAAATGTATTGGTCTACCTTTACGCTCTCGCCTGAAACTTTTCACTTCGAATACATTCTCCTTTTTTAGCCTGTATAAAGTTTTATAACCAATTCCAAGGGATTCTTTAACTTCTTTGATTGTAGCATAACCCTTCGGTGGTTCTTGACATTCTTTTATATCTATATATTGCGATTCTGGAACATTAAACTTATCAAACTCTTCCTGAGTGTAATAAGTTTTATTGCCTATAGTTTTACCTTTAATAAGCCTAGCAAGGCTTAGATACCTTTGCTTATTAATTTTGTAGTGTTTCATGATGTCTTTCTTATCATAAAATTCTTGTCCTAGAATATTTATCATCTTTTAAAACCTCCATAGTTATATTTTTTGTTTTTTTGTATATTGTTTTTCACCAACCATAACCATAACCAGCCCCATAACCATCACCAGAACCATCACCATAACCAGAACCAGAACTAGAACCATCACCAAAACCAGAATCATAACCAGAACTAGAACCATAACCAGCCCCATCACCATAACCATAACCAGAACCAGCCCCATCACCAGAACCAGCCCCATCACCAGAACCATAACCAGAATCATCACCAGAACCAGAACCAGAACCAGAACCAGAACCATAACCGTTATATATGGTATTATTTGTTATCTTTTCCATGGTTCTATCCCAGAGATAGAATCTATAGCTTTTTTGGTGCAAGGGATTACTTCTATTGCATCTAAGATAAAGATTTTAGGTAGCCAAACAGTAAATTTACAGTTTTCTGGTTTAGATGTCCCTTCTAATGCTAATTGATGCAAAGAGAAAGCACCATCCCAATACCATAGCCTTCTTGAATTTAGTAAGATTACTTCTCTATCTTTTCTTTGATCTAATTTACCAAAGAAAACACCAGATCTATCACCTCTAATAATGACATAATTCTCATCTATTTCTGGTTTCTTCAAACTTGTTTTCTTTACATAAACTTCGTTGTTAATTGTAATTTCATTTAATGTTGCTTCCATTGTTTTTCTCCTTATTAGTTTTTTTGTATATTGTTTCTTACTAACCCGAACCCGAACCATTTTGTGATCCAGAAAAACTGACACCCGAACCCGAACCATAACCGTTACCTCCACCATCACCATAACCTCCACCATAACCTCCACCATCACCATAACCTCCACCATAACCTCCACCATCACCAGAACCATCACCATCACCAGAACCATCACCATCACCATGACCCCAATTACCACCGCAACCATCACCATTATCATAACCCGAACCCCCCCAACTAGAACCATCACCACATCCATTACCATAACCAGAACTAAAACTAGAACCATAACCACAATATTCACCCCAACCATAACCATTATAGATTATATTTGCTATTATTTTTTCCATTATCTACCTCAACTTTTCTTTATATAATTGAGTTTCTTTTTACCTTTCAATTCGTTATTCCACATGTCTGTCCAGTTTTTTAACATTAGTTTCGCTGTGTTGTCTTCTAATGTTTTAAATCCCATTTTCTTTAGTTGTCCTAATACATTATATAACCAATGTAATTGTTGATCTGTCAACTTAGAGTATCTTTCGTTGCCAAACAAAACACCAGCAGTGTCATACTTGAGCTGTTCGGGTAAATTTATAGAAGTTATAACTTCTGCACATTCTTCTTGGCTCAAACTCAAGACAACTTCTGGATAATTTTTAGATTTTCTAGCTTCCAATTCAGTAACTAATTGAGATTGTTGCTGCTGTGTCATTTCATTCCAAGCATAAGTCTCATTGAATATTTTTTTCATAACTTGCTTAACATAATCTTTATTCAATCCTTCTGCTAAAAGTTTATTCATTTTTTGAAGGTTATTCAGTTGAATTGGTTGCTGTGTTTCAGTTGGTTTATAGTTTTGTGGTTTTTGTTGCTCTTGTTGCCCTTTTTTCTTATCTTCTGGATAGTTACCATCACCATCAAATTCGTCTTCAGTAGCAATATTGAAGGCATGGATTAACCCATATTTTCTTCCATAGGTTGCTGCAATTTGGACAGATTTTTCATTGAGTGTATTTTTGAATTGATGTCTTGCAACGCCCTTACATATAGTAACTATTTCTATTGGTGAGCCATCTTCTTTTTTATTAAAACCATCTACTACATGAACAGCCATTTTTGTTTCTTTGAAAGTTTTTGTTTCATCCAACCCATCGTCAACAATCTCTGCATAACAATAAATCCCCAATATACCACAAGCCTTGTTCACTTCTTTAATTACATCTTCAACCTTCACGAATTTGTAATTTTTATCACTGTTATACTTGTCTTTGTATTCTCCTTTTTTTTGTATCATTGGGATAAGTGTTTGTGCCAAAGAAAGCCTACTTTCAAAACTTTCCTTCTTGAGTGTTTCTCTTATTTCCAATAGTTCTTTCAACCTTTCTAACATTTTAACCTCCTATAAGTTTTGTTATAATTTTGGTTGATTCTTTTCCAAACCGTTTCTCTAAAAATTTTGTTATCTCTTGACCTGTGCAATTTAATAAATTATACAACTCTAAGAACTTGTATTCGTTGAAGCCCAGTCTCAAATTGACAAAATCGTTTATCTCTAAACCGAATACATTTTTAAAATCCTTTCTACATTGTTCTCTTATGTCGTATATACTTACTTTAGCAAAAATCATTTTTTGCCTCCTTGCTATGATTTTTTATCCTATTATATATATAAAACATCATTTTGAATTTGTCAAGGGTTAAAAAAAATATTTTTATCCCTTGACATTTTATTAAAAATGTATTATATAAATAATAACACTAACCAATAAACAACAAAGGAGATTTAAAATGGATACAGCCATAAGTTATTTAACTGGAAGAAGAGACGCAATGAAAAATTATATCAATGAACTAGAAGAAATTATATCTGAATTGAATGTAAAAAATGACATGATAATTAAACTAATCAAAAGCAATAGAAAACTTTTAATATTTATAGAAGAAGAAATTAGGAGGTTGTCATGAGTTATATGTTAGAACATTGTAGAAATCAAAAAGAAAGATTACAGGAATTATTGACAATTAAAAATGCTCAGATTGTAAAAGCAAAACAAATAATAGTAGAAGAAGAAGAAGGTATACAAGAAAATAGAAAAATGATTTTAGATATAATAGAAGTTATAAAATGGTTAGATGAAAAAATTAAGTATGAACTGGATGCACTGAAGGGGCAAGGATAAAAATGGATGCATTAGAATATCTTAATGGCAAGATTAATGAATTAGAATCTAAAATTTGCAAAGCAAAAAAGGTTATAAATTCATTAGAACAAATCTCAAAAACAGATAATGCTGGACAGATTAAGTGTCTTAGATCTTTAATTAATGACCAAGAAAAATACTTGGCTTTTTTCAAAAAAGGTTTACAAATGGAATTGGAGAATTTAAATGATTAAGTTAGGAACACATGATATAGGTTCTTGTCAACATCAATTATATTATAAAAATAAAAAGAGGGGTTACCGCCCCTCTGATAGATTTGAAGATGAGATTAGGTTGAAAAAAATATTTGAACTAGGGCATGAAGGTGAAGAAGATGCAAAGAAAATATTAAGGCATAGAGGTTATTATATTTTTGGTGAACAAAAAGAAATAGAAATAGAAGTTATCCCTGGTGAATTAAAAATTATTGGACATATAGACGGGTTAATAGAAAATCCACAAATTTTTGATATGTTTGAAACATTGCTTTGGGAACATAAAACAGTGTCTCCTATGTCTAAAGCGACTACAGTTTATGATAGTTGGTATGCTCAGGTGCAAATTTATATGTATGGGTTACAACTTCAGGGACATCCTATTACAAAATGTTTATTCACCAAACTAGATAGGGACTGGAGACTAAAAGACCCTATTGTAATCAATTATAACGAAAAATTCCTTGAAGAGTTTTTGGAAAATAAAGTTAAAGGTTTATACAAATGTATTATAGAAGATACACTTCCTGATGATCCGATCCCAAAAGAAGACTGGAAATGTAACGGTTGTAGGTATAATGAGTCATGCGAAGCATTACAGTTAAACGTAGCATTAACAGAATATGAAAGGGAAAAAAAGGCAGAAGAAAATATTGCTAAAACAATGTTACTACATAAATGTTATGATAAAGGTATCAAAATCTGTGAAAAGAAAATTAAAAAACTAAGTAACCAAATCATTAAGAAAATAAGAGCAATAGAAAAAGTTAAAAAGTTAAATAAAATGACAAACGCAGAATTGAAAAAACAGACAGTTGCAGAGATGGATAATGAATTAACAGACATGGTCTCTCAAAAGAACCAATCACAATTAGATTTAGAAGCATTTAAAAGCTATAAGAAGCTCGCTACTGAAAAAATAGAGAAAGAGATGGAGTATGTTAAGACTAGACGCATTGTATCGCCTGAGCTAGGCTTACAGGCTTATATTTCCACAAAATTAGTAGTAGACGGAAATATAGAACGTATTCCAGACCATATTAGGAAAATGATTGAGGTCAACCAGATAAAAACAACTTATGATTTAGACAGGTTACCAGAACATCTTAAAGAAAAATATTGTAAAACTATACCTGTCAGGTCTCTAACAGTTAAGGAATATAAGGGATGACGGATGAACTTAAAACAAAAGAACTGAATAAATTATCAAGTGATATACTAGATGAATTATGTAAATATTCACACGTATTAGAAAATTATATGATTGTGAATTATGCAAAACCGAGTAAAGAAGAAATACATAATATTATTTTTTCTATAGCTTCACACCAAATTAATAATTGTAATAAATTTTTAAATGAATTCTTTTTGGATACTATCACAGAAAGGGAATATGCAAGTCAGAATGATTTATGTTATTTCAAAGTTAGAGTATGTGGTGGTGTTATTGTCCCACTAAAACTAATTATTGTTTTTAGATATGCTAATGATGATAGAAAATTTTATTCCTGTTATTCCACTAATTATTGCGGGATGACACAATGATAGTAAAACAAATAATTAAAAAAATAACACGATGTGGTGATTGTCCACATTTTGCAGATACACAAGAACATAAAACATTAAAATATTTTTCAGTTTGCAAACTTGGAAACTTTCTAATTGATATAAACTTTCAAAAAGAAATTGATGAAAGATGTCCTCTTGATGATTATAATGAAAAATAAACAAAATATTAACATTTAATGAAAAAATAGAGAGGAGGTGATATTTATGACACAAATGATTTCTAGTTATTTAGTAAAGTTTAAAAAGGGCGTATCTGAAATTACAGTAGTATGTGATGATATTAAAACTGCTATGGATAACGCTTGCACATATAGGGCGACTACTGAAGATAACGTCAAATCAGTAGAATATCAAAGAAAACTTTTGGTAGTTAGTTAAATAGAAACACACAAGTAATGGTAGGAGATTTTCTCTTACTGTTACTTGTATAACAAAGGAATGAAAATGGGATTTTTAGATAATTGGTTCATTCAAAAAGAAAAAAAAGAAAAGAAAGGAACAATTCAAGCATATACTACGGATACACATATTATAGCTAAGAACTTGTGTATCTCACACATAAGGATGCTAACACATAATTTCCCGCATGTGTGGCAGGACAATGCTTATTATATCCATAGAGACTGGGCTAATTATTTCAATTCTATTTTCGGGACTGATTTCACTCCTATTCCTAAAGAAAAGATTAATACAGATAACTTAGTCTTTCATCCATTAGCAAAACCACATCAGATTGAATTAACAAAAAAATGTATTCAAGACAAAAGACATTCACCTAACCTAGATACTGGTGGTGGCAAGACTCTACTGGGATTAATGATAATTGATAATCTATTTAAGATGGGCAGGATAAAAAAACCATTGGTAATTTGCCCTCTATATTTGATTGAAACTAGCTGGTCAGATGATCTAAAAAAGTTTAGTTATGATAAAGATTATGAAATAATAAACCTACATAAACTATATTACAGATCTGCTAAGGGTAAAAGGGAAGTCGTAGAGAAATTAAATTCTGATAAAAAATATATATTCATGCTGAATTATGAAAGTATAGGCAATCTTAAATTATTATTAATGCCATACATAGACCTTGTCATATTTGATGAGGCAGACTATCTTCAAAACTGGTACACCCAAAATACTAAAAATTCTATAGAAATAGCTTGGTATCCTAATGTAGAATTTTGCTATACCATGTCTGGAACACCTTACCCAAATGGTTTTCAAAACTGTTGGGGACAGATGGAATGTATTAATAAAGGGTTATTGGGTTCTTATACAGCAGATTTTGAACCTCTGTTTTTTAATAAAACGTATGGATTTAAGTTTAAGGATAAACGGAGAGAAATATTACTCAGGAAAATATTACATAAACATGCTACATATAAGAAAAAAGAAGAGATACTCCCCGATCTTCCAAAGCACAGCAAAGTTAAATTATATTGTGAAATGACAAAGAGACAACAGCAGTTGTATAATAAAGTTAAGAAATCTTTGTATAAGATATATAAAGAAATAGAATTTGATGGTGATACTGTTAAGATTTCTAACTTTTTCGTGCAACTATTAAAGCTCCGACAAATTACTTCTGGGTTCTTAATCATGGATAATGACCATAAAAAAATTAAGCAAAATCCTAAAAAATTATTACTTGAAAACTTTTTAAAATCTAATTATGATAGACAATTACTTATTTGGACAAATTATGTAATGGAAATGTCTATTGTAAAAGATTTGGTTGGTAGAACAAACGCTGGTTATATCTGGGGTGGTGCTTCACAAGAATCCAGACAAGAAGCTGCCGAGAAATTTGCTAATAATAAAATCCAGTATTTAGTAATAAATATCAAGGCGGGGCAGTATGGTTACAATTTCCAGGCATATTGTTATCAAAATTTTTTCTTTTCATTACTAGATAGCTATAAAGATTTCCACCAAGCTAGTAGTAGAGTAGATAGATTTGGGCAGACAAAACCAGTTGTATCCTATTTCCCATACATCAAAGGAACAGTTGATGATTTACTCTGGGGCATAATGCAACGTAAAAAAAGAATAAGAGACCTCAGCTTTGAAGAAATAGTAGCAAGTTTAGAGTTTGAAAAAATAATCAAAAGACCAAAAAAAAGGAGAAAAAATAATGTTTGTAATTACAAAAGATAAATTAGGTTTTTTAGAGGAGAATAAGATGAATTTAAAAGAAGAATTACAAAAGCTAACAAGAGCAGCTAAAGTAAATAAAAAATGGGAAGGCTGGAAGAAAGACGCAATAAAGAAAATGAAAGCCTTTGCCAAAGAAGGACACACAAGTTGTGCGTTAGTTCTCCCCCCAAAAATAGGAGAATTAATATTTGCAGCACAAATAATGGATTGGGAAAAAGAGATAGGAATGACTTTAAAATTTGATAAAGATTTATTAGCAGGCAAAAAATATATTGTTGATTGGAGCGAATAAAGATGAAATTGGTAGAAGAATTAAGAATTTATTCTAATCTAAAAAAAAATGAAGATGAAGCTAATATCAAAAGAAAAAAAATCTCACCAATGGATATAGTTAATGATTTACTACGAGAAAGAGCTAGACGAGGGTACGCTGATGCCATTTTAATTTCTTATGCTGGAAGATACTTCCCATGTGTCCCCTCTGCATCAGAAATAGCAGATTATTTAAATTCAGAAGGGCTACAAACATTTGTAAGTTATCCAGATGAGGATAAAGTCTATGTTAAATGGGATGAAGAATAATGCCGAAGTTTAATGATATAACAAAGGAAAACTGGAAGGAACAAGCAGACATAATTACTGATAGTCTATGGATATTCAATAAAAGGGATAACTCAGGTAAACATGATGGTAGTTATCATGGTAACTTTATCCCTCAAATCCCTAGACAGTTGATTAAAAGATATACTAAACCAGGTGATATTGTATTAGACCCCTTTATGGGGTCTGGTACAACTGCATTTGTTTGTGAAGAGTTGGATCGTAAATTTATTGGTATAGATATTCAACCCAAGATGGTGGATCATGTCAGGAATAAACTAGATAGAGAAGATTACATTCTCTATATAGAAGATAGCCAGGTAGATAGTTGGATTTGGGATTTTAAAAAACAAGTACAACTAGCAATACTCCACCCACCGTATTGGGATATAATTAAATTCAGTAATGATATCGGAGACTTGTCAAATAATGGTATCTATTCAAACTTCAAACTATCTTTTGATTTGGTTATGGAGAATGTTCTGTATACTGTAAAAGAAGGTGGTTATATAGCTTTAGTGGCTGGTGATGCTTATAGAGATAAACAAGTATACCCTATTGGTTTTGACCTCTGCAAAATCATTACAGACAACGAAGACATCAAGCTAAAAGGCATAATAATCAAGAACATGGCAGGTAATAGAGCGAAGCAGAGTCAACAAGGGCTTTGGCGATACAGAGCTTTAATGTCAGATTATTATATATTTAAACATGAATACATCTTTGTTTTTAAAAAGGAGATGCAATAAATAACTTCAAATTAAAATATCAAAATAATTGGAATGGAGTATTTAAATGAAAATTAGACGTGGTGGTTGAAAGAAGTTTGACTGTAGCGGTGCTACGAACAAGGAACATTGTGGGAACTGTGTATTTAAGTTAAGTAAATCAAAGAAAATTCATTACTGCCAAAACCCAATGAACGCCTATTCGTATGATGAAGGTAAAGACCTGTCTAAAGAAACTTATGATAGGTTTATATTCAGACGTGGTAGTCTTGTTAGGCTTGGTAGATTTTTTAAATGCAATTTTTATAGGAGAAACCAGAATGACACAAAGAAAACTTAAACAGATAAGAAAAACAACGATAATACGAACCTGCTCAGATTGTCCTTTTTATATAGAAAATGCTGAAAGTAAAGGCGGTTCACTTTACGATATCTGTTGTTATAAAGATGATTATTTATTTGAGATAAGGGATGCCGATATTGCAATCCCTGATCAATGCAAGTTGGAGGATTATGAAAGTGCATGAAATTAAAGAACATATAGATAGGTTATGTAAAGGTAAGAGAATATTAATATGCCATCATGATGATCTTGATGGCTATTTCTCTTGCTGGTTGTTTCTAAAGTATTTTGAAATGAATGATATCGAAGTAGAGGGTAACTTGCCAGTCAACTATAAACATAAATGGTATGAGAAAAAAAAGTTTCCAAAGAATACTGTTGTGATATTCCTAGACATACATTGTAATCCATTAACTAAATATTACATCCATATAGACCATCATTCAAATAAAGATGAGATTCAAATCCATAAGAACGTCATAGTGATTAATACTAAACAAGAGGTATGCACTACTATGGCTACTTGGCTCATACTCTTCTTTTATCATTCTACTAATCTTGTTTTTTTTGATAATTTTATGGGATTAATTACAAACAATATAGATTATATGGTTAGAGTGGTGAACTGTTATGATACTGGAATGAAAGATGCTATAGAAAAAGAATATAAATATATACATATTTTCTTGGGACAAATTTACAAAATAATCAAAGAAGACATGCTCATACCTGAGAAATACCCCCCGTATCAAATTCCAACAAATATAAAACCTTCCATTTTTGAGGATGCCATCCTATTCAAAATTGAAGATGAACACGAACCGTTTCTTGATCTGTATAAATCATATTTCTGCCATTGGACATATAATAGGGATTGGTATAAAGGGCAGGCTATTGTTTTTCACCATGACCAAAAAGATAAAATCCGTTTGTCTGTCAGATGTCATAAACCACTCAAACCGTTTCTCCAAAAGTATAGGTTGGAGCTTTCAGGGCATAGCCATTCTCAAGGTGGATATCTGGAAATTCAGAAATTTCTTGATTTCCTGATAGAACTGGAAATAGGAGTTGAAGATGAAACTTAAATTTATAATGGAAAAGCTAAGAAAATATAGACAATTCTTAGATATTGAAAAAGCACCTGTAAAATATAAAAAGAAATGTTCCAGGTGTTTATCATTCTTTGAAAATGTATATCTATTTGATGAAGAAAGTGATATCGTAGATATATCTGCTTTCCTCAGAACTGAATATCATAGCTTAAATCTGAAGTATAAAGAGACAAATAATAAAAAACATTTAGAAAAGGCAAGGGAAATTAAACTAAATTTGAAGTATATCTCTGAAAGATTTGCAATTGATTTAGTTCAGGATTTACTGAAAATTAGGGATCATTGTAATTACAGAAATAGAAATATTCCTAAACATAAAAGATATAACTTTCAATCCAGGAACAAATCACAGGTGAAGTCTAAAGCAACTTGGAAACAAATAGACTAAACCGTTTCTTTACATGTCTCCATGGGTTAATTTTAAAAATTTAATTTCTGTAACTACATATCCATATAATGATTTTCTTATATAAGGAACTACTTATATAATGGAGTGGATATTACTTTACTCTATTTATAAGGTATTTTTCAAATTTACATACAATTCTCCTATTAAGGTTTTTGGTAGAAATAAAAAAAAAGGACTTAACTTATTTAGCTAAGTCCTTTAATGTTTTTATAATTTAAATATTTGTTTTTAATCTTTCGATTAATTTTACTCTTAAAACCGCCCATACTGGACACCCTTCACTTTTACAAACCATGTCTATTGCAATATCTGAATTCCTTGCAATAACTATTATATTGAATTCTCCAGAATCGCTCTGTAATATTACTTTAAACTTTCTCATTATATTCTCCTTATTTTTGTAGGGTTGATAATCATTATTTCTTTTTTTGTTTGGATAGTTCTTTTATTAAATCTATTATTCCCTAATATACTACAATCTACAATCTCTGAAATACTTGAATTAATATGTGTTATTTTTTTTCTTTGAATTCTTCTTTCATAAATAAATCTGTTATTTATTTTAGAATTATAATCATATCCAATACCAATACTTTTATGATTGAACTTTCCAAATGTTTTTGCAAATTGATCAACTTCATTGTCTTTAAACCAAATAATTATTCCACTTCCAAATTTTTCATAATGGAAGCCATACTTTTTACATTTTTTTACAATACTTCTTTGTAATTTATTCATTTTTTTTTCTCCTTTGTTAGTGTTTTTTAATACACCTTGAAACCGTTTCTCCAAACCGTTTCTCCAAACCGTTTCTTTACATGTCTCCATGAAAGTGTATTTTTTTTGTTATTTTTCTAATTAGATATCCATATAAGGATTTTCTTATATAAGCAAGTCCTTATATAAGGATTTACTTATATATTGGATTGTTTTTTTATTCTTCCTTTTTTTTGTTTTTTTTTCTTTTTTTTCAACTTCAATTATAATTGAAGTATATTTTTTGATATATCCTATAACTTATTGATTTTTAATGATTTTTCTAATGAAATTTAATTAAATCTAAATTTCATTCTTACTTGTATAAATGCAAGTTAAAAACCTATTTTTTTAATATCTAAAATGATATTAAAATGTGATATTTTAATCACAAGTGATATTTTAATCATTATATTTTTATCACATGTAACAATTTAATCACATATTAGAAAATTATAAATAATTTATAATTGCTTGAATTTAAACCTTTTTCTTAAAAAATCAATAATTATAATTTTTGGGCATGTGAATTGCATTTAGAAAGTAACCAAAAAAACACTAACAAAGGAGATAAAAAAATGAGAAAAAAAAGAAGAAAACAAAGTAAGATATTTAATCATTCTAAAAAAAATGATATTTCAAGAAAAAAAATCCTTGAAAATATCAAATTATTTGAAAAAAGATTAAATCAAAGTACTGGACTTCTTTTCGATCTGTACTTTGAAAAATATGTATATTTTATTAACCTTTTGGAGGAGATATCATAAAATTATCTATTGAAGAAAAAAAAGAATTAACAAAGGAGAAAAATATGAGTATAAAACACTTAAAAGAATTAACAAAGGAGAAAAATATTTCAATTAATAAAATTCCAGATTCTTTTAAAATAGGATTTTTATTAATTGAAGAAAAAACAGACAAAGAAAATTTTCTTTATTGCATAAAAGAATTTAAAGAAAAAAGAAAAGATTCTTATCTGTTTAATATGTTTAACTTATTAATTAGAGGAAACATGCACTTAAAACATAATTTTATTAAAAGCAAGTTGAATAGAATAATTATTAAAAAGGACTTACTTAAAAAATTTTGTATTTTTCATTTTAAATTGATATGTTTAAAAAACTGTAGAATAGAAGGAGATAAAACTTTAAATTATAGTTTTATTAGTAGAACTATAGACAAACAATTAAATAATAATGATATATCAATTTTAATGAATGAAACAGACGATTTATATTATGAAATATACTTCGATTTAAGAGAAATTTTAAATGACTAACAAAGGAGAAAAAAATGATAAGATTAGAAAATAAATTTGATATTATAGAACTAAGTGAAGATTGTTTTACAAAATCTGAATTATTAGACATGTTTATTTTTTGGTTAGATCTCGGAGAAGTTGAAAGATGTTTTGAGGATTTTTTAAAAGAGCATGATCTAAAATTGAATCAAGAAAAATATATTATAGAATAAAAAAAACTAACACTAACAAAGGAGAAAAAAATGAAAGTAGAATTTAATTTAAAAAATGTAAAAATTGTTAAATTTATAAAAATTAACCTAATCGAAGTAATTTTTTTGAACGGTGATACAACTTATTTAAAAAAAGGGAATTTTAAAATAAGTTCATTTGTAATTTTTTATTTTAATTTATTGCAATCGATAGGAAGAAATTATTTTATCATTTGGTATAATTAAAAATAATCTAACAAAGGAGATCAAAATGGATATAATTAAAAAAATCAATTTAGCTTTAAAAAGACTTGAAAAAAAAGGATATAAACATCATAAAAGTTATAAAAGACTTGAATTAAAAAAAGAATTAATAAGAAAAGGATATCCTTTTAAACTAATTGAAATAAAAAAAGATTTTTTAAAAAATTTAGAAATTTAACTAACAAACAAACAAAGGAGAAAAAAATGGAAAATCAAAATTTAACACTTAATGTTAATACTCAAGATTTAAAAGAAAGTTTAAACTATTTATCAAAATTTGAATTATATAAAAATCCTGTTTTATACCTAAAAACTACTAAACATGGTATTGATTTAAGTATTTATTCAGTAAATTATAATATCCTAACATGTGAAATAATTTCAGATGTAATAAATGAAAATATAGAAGTTGAATTAAATTTTAAAAATTTTAAAAAACTTTTAAGTAAAATTAAACCTAAAGACTTTAAATTTATACAAAGTTTTTACATTCAAGAAAATTTTTTAATCCTTGAAATAACAAATAATATTAAGAAAAAAATTAAATGTAAAATTTCAACAAGACAAGTTGAAAAAGTTAATTATAATAAATTTGTGACCATTCCCATTTCTTTATTTAATGATATCTTTGATCATTATAAATTATTGTTACAAGATTCTGAATATCTATTTTTTAAAAACTTACTTTTAAGAATTGAAAATAATAAATTAAATCTTGTTTTAACAAATGGATCTTTATTAACTTTAATTGAATATGAACATGAACATAATGAGAATATAGATCTTTTTTTACCTATAGAAGTGATCAAAGTTCTTGAAAGTGTCAAACCTTTTAAACAATTTTTACTTAGTATGAAATATATAAAAGTAGAAAATGAAATATTTATTAATTTAAATTATGTAAATGATAATATTACTTTAAACTTTCAAGTTAAAGTTGAAAAGTTCGATTATCCAGAATATCAAAAAGTTATCCCCCAAAAATACAATCATATTAATATTGAGATAAATAAAAAGAATCTTTTAAAATATTTATCTGTTATAGATACAACTAAAGACAATGAAGGAATAACTTTAAATTTACTTAAAGATAAAATCATTATTAAAAATGATATTGATATGGAATATAAAACTGAAGTCATTATTGATAAAAATGATTTTAAATATTTTGATAGTTCAGGAGAAATACAAGATCAAAAAGGTATAAATGAATTTTTTGCATTAAATAAAAACTTATTTGAATTTTATTTAAAAACCTTAGAACTTGAAAAAGTTTTTATTAAATATTATGGTCATAGTTCCCCTCTTGTAATAAATGAAAATTTAGAAGAGGAGTTTTATAAGACTAAAAAATTAGTAATCATGCCCATGAGAGTAAATCACTAAAATAAACACTAAAAAAAAGGGGGGCAACCCCTTAGGGGTGTCCTTTTAAATTGATTTAAACCTTTTAGAAAGGATTTTAAAAAATGTATAAATACAATCAGGAAGAAAAAAGAATGTTAGAAAAAAGAATTAAAGAAATTTTTGGAGATGAAATTTTTTTTTCAATAGAAAAAGGATTCATTAAATTAAATGTATCTGAACATGAAACAAATAAACAATTTAGCTTGAATTTAGGAAAATTAACCAAAAATCAATACTATGGATTATTAGATTTTCTAATAATGCTAATTGATTTTTATAAAATTATTGAAGTAAAGGAAGGTAAATAATGAGAAAAAACAGAATCAAAAGTAATGAAATATATAATAGAAAAAAGGATTATAAAATAAAAGAATATTCTAAAAATTATTTCAAAGGACCGACTAGATCCTTTGCATTTAATATTCCCGTTACTCATTCCACCACCACTTTAGAAGAATGGAATGAGTTTAAAAAATTAGTTAAAAAACAGTACGGGACACAATGGAAGATCTTTGCAAGAAAATTAATTGAAAAAGTTCTGGAGGAAGGGGGAGTTAACTTTTTAGATTAATTTTTTTTCATCTTTTTTCTTCTCAATTAAAGACTAGATTTTTTATCTAGTCTTTTTTTTTTGTACTTTTTTATTTTTTTTTCAGATAAAATTTTTATTTTTCTTTTTTCTCCAATATAGATATATCTTTTTTTTTGGAAGGTATTTTGGGAAGTGTTTTTTTTGGAAGGTATTTTTAAGAAAGTTTTATATCCGTTTCTCCGAACCGTTTCTCCATGTGGATACATGGGAACGATTTTTTTTTGTTATTTTTCTAATTAGATATCCAAAAATTTTAATTTGATATGTATAGAATTAGATTGTGAATTTTTATATTGATACTTATCAAATCAAAATCCTGTTTCATTCATAAGTAATTTCTTATATAAGTTATAACTTATATTGATATATAAGAAATTTCTTATATAAGGAAAAGCTAATATAGATACAAACATGGCAGGGGATCTATGCAATTTTCAATCCATGAAAATAGGATTATTTCATATATTTATATATTTATATATTATATTGTGCAATTTTAATACCAGTTTAAAAAGTTACATTTTTTGTAAAAACTCTCATTTTGTTAACAAATTTTGTAAACTCAAAATTAAAGCCTTTGAAATGCAACTATTTTGATGTATGCTTTTAGGAATTAAACTTGCATATCAACTATATTTTTATGTCATTTCATTATATCACGTTACAAATTTTGTAACTTTTGTAATATCGGTATAATTTAGCTAAAATATAGGAAATGGTATATAACACAATGTATTATGGAACAATTATAATTTTGGCATGGTTATTGCTATATGGAAAGTAACAAATCAAATAAAGGAGAAATAAAATGAAATTGAAGCTATATCCAAAAACATTAAAAGCATTAAAGGCATTGGAAGAGCAATTGAAGCAAGAAAACGCAAGAATGAAAATAAAAATCGAAGAAATGAAAAAAAGGTGGGGAGTATAAAATGAATTTACAAAAGACAAAAATAAGACTTGAAAAAAAAATAAGAATGTTAAAAGTGGCGGCAGACAACTGGAGTCAAATCCAGTTGGAAGCATGCAGGGAAAACAATGGATCTAAAGTTATAAGATCCATTATAGAAATAGATGAATTGATAGAAAAAAAAGACAAATTAATAGACCAACTTATAAGGGTCTTAACAATTCAAGAAAAAATAAACCAAATCTAACAAAAAAAGGAGAAAAAAAAATGACAAAAAAAGAAAAAATCAAAAAAATAATATCAGATGAAGCAAAAAGAATCGTAGAAATCGGAACAAAAAATCTAAAGGATCTTAGATATGAATACAATTCACTTGCAATAATCTTAGATCCTAAGTTCCCTGTTATTTTAGAAAACTTATTATTTATACTGGATTCTCATTTTGAATATAGAGGAGATATCCTCTATATAGATGTAGAAAATAGAGATTATCTCTCAATTCAATTATATGATGAAAATATCATAGAAGTTCAAAGTGATGAAATAGAGTTTTTACAACCTTTAGGAAACACTAATAGAATAGGAGAAATATTAGAAGAATTAAAAACAATATCTGAAATAATAGAAGAAGAAAAAAAACAACTAAAAGCAAAAATTAAACAATTAAAAAACAGGAGACAATAAAATGACAAAAGAAAATAAAATAAATTACCTGTTAGAAAGTACAGACAAATATCTTTCTCTTTTCAATCATTTTCTATTGAAAGAAGAAGATTTTAAAAATAATATCTTTGAAAATATTGAATTTTCAGAGATTAATGAAAAGACTGTTCTAATTTCTAATGTGAATGGTTCATTAGTGGGAACAGAGGATAAAGAAGATTTTGAAATTGTTGCTAATGGAAAAGAAGAGATCCATAATAGAATAGATGAACTATATGAAGAGCTTGTAAAGTGGGAAGAAGCTACATATAACTAAAAAAAAAAAGGAGATAAAAAAATAGCAAAAAATAAATTAAAGACTACTTGAAATATAGTAGTCTTTTTTTTTGTACTTTTTACAACTCAAGGAATAGATTTTTATCTATTCTTTTTTTTTGTACCTCATCATTGTCATACTATATACATATTATATCATTGTCTTATTGTGATATCATTATATATATTGAAATAGAAGATAAGAAGATAAGATATATAAGGTATATAAGAGATATAGAAGAATAGAAGAAAATTAGAAGATATATAGAAGATATATAGAAGAATTGAATTAACTTTGTTTCTCTGTCAACTCCAAATTTCAATCTTAGATACTTATCAATATCTAATAATAATTATCAGATGAAGTTGATATTATACTATCACATCAGATTTATTTTATCATCATTATCATATATACACTTATACTTACTAATAAGATTCTTTTATAGTAGGGGAAACCTACACTTTTACGATTTTCAGTAATTATAATTGAGGTATGTTTGTGTTGTTTTACAACGAGATAGCAAAAAAAACGTGCCTATAAAACGGCAATATTTGCAAGAAAGTAGCAAGAAGCAGGAAAAAAAGTTTTATGAAGTTTTCTGAATATACTATCATATATATCATTATTATATCATATTATATTGTCATATACATATTATTGTATATGGGCTTCATAGTTGCATTATATTTATTATATACTTGTTTTAGTTCCTGAATTTAATTTGATTGATTACAGTTGATTATATGAGATTTGTATTGTATTAGTTATAGAATCATAGATTGATTGTAATGATATATATTTTTTTTATTGTTATACTATATTGAATTGATATACTATTGATCTAATAGTATAGGGAATGAGTCGGGATTGGAAATCACTAAAAATTTAATATATCTTAAGTTTAACAATATCAAACAGTTGTGATTTTTTTAATTTTATGAGGTATGCTTATAATGGCGATTATAAGACAAATTCAGAAAAAGTTTGCATTAGAAAGTGTAAACCAAAGTGTAAACCAAAGTGTAAACTAATTTTTTTTTACTATTTTTTTTATTATTTTTATTTTTTCCAATTATAATTAGAATTATAATTATGATTATAATAATTTCAGTCTTATATTTGTTATGTTATGGTAGTTCGCATTTATTTCTGAGCCGATGTAATTTATATTTAGTTGTTTAGCTGCGATGAGTGTAGAGCCTGAGCCTGCGAATGGGTCGTATATAATTGGTTCAAATTGATTAGGAGGTGTAATGAGTTTAATCAGGTATTGCAGTAATTTAATTGGTTTAACGGTTGGGTGGTTATTTACAGGGGTTCTTTCTTTTTTAGATGTTTTTGGGCAGTAGAAGAAGCGTGCAGCCGAGCCTTGTTCTTTTCCTCTCAGTTCATTTTGTGAATTAACTCCTCCCATATTAAAGATAGAGTTTTCTGTTTTTTTATCTTTTGAATTTTTCCCCCATGGTCCTTTAACGTTTGGGAATAGGTTTAGTACTAATTGCGATCCGTCGTGTATGAAGTTAGCGGGGAATCTGCCTTGTTTATATCCACCTTCATTACCTAATAATCCTTTACCGAAAGAGTTACTTTTACATTCTTTGCTATTTTTTCTACCTTGTTCTACAATTTCATTCCCAACTCTACAGCCGTTGATATTCAGTCCTCCAGTTCCGTATTTGAGGCAGTTTTTAGCAATTGTTTTTTCTGTCAGTGGTTTTCTAGCTAGGGTAATAAGTTCCATAGCGGGTTTTAAGTTTGATCCATAGCCTTTAAAGTCTTGGTTTTTTTTGCCTATATTATGTGATTTTGGGAAGCCTTCTCCGTACACCCATGCGATTATATCTCTAATTTCGTAACCAGCGTCTTCTATGTTCACAGCCATTCTATGTTGTGTTCTGGTACCGCAGAATACGAGGATATGTCCGCCAGGTTTCAGAATTCTCAGACATTCTTTCCAAATTTCAATGGATGGTATATTATAGTCCCATTTTTTGTTCATGAATGAGATTCCGTATGGTGGGTCTGTTATGATGGCAGATATGAAGTTATCTGGCATTTGTTTCATGGTAATCAAGCAGTCTTCGTTATAGCAGGTATTAAGTTTCATCTTTTTTTTCTCTTCCCCATGCTTGTATGAATGCGACTTCTTGCCAGTCTGGGTCGCATATTTCGTCATTGGCGTCCCATTCGAATATGGATGCTTGTTCAATTACCCATCCATCTCTTTTAGAATCGTAGCTAATTCTTATTTCGTCTGATGCTCTTACGCTACACATCCCTAGAATTATATGTGATTTTTGTTCATTTTGATAGATATTTGGGTATAGCCAGTCTATGTAAGTGTCTATTGCTTTTCCGTCTTTATTCCCTTTAATTTTCATTTAGTCTTTCCTTTGCTATGTTAATGTATTCTGGGTTTATTTCTATTCCGATGTAATTTCGGTCAAGTTGTTTAGCTATGTATGCGGTGGTACCTGATCCCATGAATGGGTCTAGTATTGTCTGATTTTTATTTGATCCTGCTTTGATACAGGTTTCTACTAATTTAGGTGGGAATGTAGCGAAGTGAGCTTTCATGAAGGGTTTAGTATTGATTGTCCACGTAGTTCTTTTATTTCTACCTAGTGGGTTAATAGATTTAAATATGCTATTTCTAACATAAACGGGGTCTTGAGCTAGGTGCTTTTCATATCCCTTTTTCATTTGTTTAGTGTTCTGAAGTTTTCCGTATTTCTTCACGAATTGTATTCTTTTATCATTGAGTGTAGCTTTTGAAAGGGGTTCGTATTGTTGATTGAAGTTATATTTTTTAGATTTAGTAAGGAAGAGTATGTATTCAAAATCAACGGTGAAGCGGTCTTTAGCCGAGCTTGGCATAGCATTTTTCTTATGCCAGATTATGGTATTCCTTAAAAGCCAGCCTTGGTTAATGAGTGTTATTGCTAGTCTGAATGGTATTCCACATAGAGATTTTGGTTTAACTGATTGTTTAAAATCTGATGGTTCGTCAAAGTCTATATTTCTGCCTTTTTTATATTTAGGATCGTGGTAGCCTTTATGTCTTGAAGCTCCCCCAGATGAACAGTAAGTGTCCCCGATAACAATGAAGCATGTTCCGTCATTGGTAAGTGTTCTTTTACATTCTTGGAATATGAGAGTTAGGTTTTGGATATATTGTTCTATGGTAGGTTCTAGTCCTATTTGATTTTCGTGTTGGTAGTTTCTGAGCGACCAGTATGGTGGAGATGTTACGATACAGTTAATTGAGTTATCTGGAAAAGTTTTGAGAGTTGTTAGTGCATCGCCCTGATATATTTTATTTATTTGCATAGACTTGTGTCTCCTCTGAAGTTATTGTAACCCAGTTTGCCTTTGCATTTTGGGCATTTAAATGGTAGACAAGGAATGTTACCCTTGACGTTTTCTATACTTTCCAGCTTAATTGTAATTGGTGTTGTCATCATAAGTCTAACTCTTCACAGATTTCTTCAATGATAATATATACTATAACCATACTTGCCCCACCGAGGTAGAATATTAAATTGATAAAGTCAGTTGAAAATTCTGATTGTTGAAAGCCATGATATAGTAGGGGATACATTGCAACAGTACAAAATGTTAGAATGATTTTTTTCATTTCACCCTCCCAGGTAGTATCCGATTAGGAAGCCTAGGGTGAAGAATATAGCCATGCCGATTAGTATATATATATTTAGGTTAGCTATTTCCATGTTTATTCTCCTTTGAGTGTTTTAGCTTCTTTAATTACGTTTTCTTTCTTTGCGATTATTTCTTTAGCTTTCTTTGCCATTTTTTTTGTTATTTTAATTGGTTGAAGTTTAGTTATTGAGTAGTTTTTGATGTTACACACAGCGTCTATATATGCTTTTATATCTTCTTCTTCACCTATATAGAAGCGATTTTTGAGATTACAGTAATCTTTTTCTATTTCATAAATATCTGGCATGTTCATTTCTCTTTCCATTTAGGGTGTTTAACATTTGATGCTAGGATAAATTTTGTATCGTCTTGAACTTGTTTATTTCCTTCATATTTTATAAAGTCTAGGAATTTTTCTATTTTATGTTTATTTTCAAATGCAATTTGCAGGATGCAGTATTGTGGGTCACCTGGGATATTATTTTCTTCTGGATTTTCTACTTTATTGGTATTAATTTCTTCATTATCTTTTTCCAAGATTTCTTCTAGGTCTTCTGCCGTAAAGCCTGTAATATCCGAGAAGAATTCTTCTGAGATTTCCATGTCTGCCATGATTTCATTTATTTCTGATTCTAGGATTTCCACGTCAAATCCAGTATTCATATTTATTTTATTATGTGCTAGTCTATACATTTTCTGTTGGTTTTTATTCATGTGTCCTAGCTTAATGACTGGAATTTTCTTATATTCCAGTTCTTCGCAGGCAATTAATCTCCCGTGACCTTCTATGATTACCTTTGTTTTTTCATCAATAGCGATTGGGTCATTCATCCCGAATTCTTTTATGGATGCTTTTATTTCTTCTATTTGTTGGTATGTATGTATTTTAGCATTGAGTGGGTATTCTTTTAATTTAGAAATGTCAAGGTAATTTATTTTTAATCTTAATTTCTTTAGGTCTGTCATATATTAATCCTCTAGTGCCTGGAATTTTTGTAATGTTTCTTTGAAAAGATATTTTGCAAAGCAAGCTGTAACCGAAAACGGAACAAAGCAAATGAATATAAACCCGATTTTATAATTTTTTATAGCCCCAAAACTAAAATCATCAATAATTTCTCTGGCTTCATATTTATCTCCTGCTGAAAAAAATAGAATAAAAATAAATATTGCTTTGATTGAATACCATATTATTAGTATCCCCAGAATAAATTTTGTTACTTCTATCATATTTTTCCCTTATCTATAATCAATGTTTAAATAATCCAATGGTAATTTCAAATTAAGTTTATTTAAACAATATTCGTATAATTTCGGGTGTGTTTTTTTCATAAGTTTTATTTTTCTATTGCCATTTTTTCTATGAACTCCGAACAAACAAAACATACACCCTGTATTTTTATATCCCATATCATATATTTTGGAATATGGAACATTAAATTTATGTATATAATCCCAGATATCTTTTTCTGTCCAAAATGATATTGGGCAAGATCTAGGTCTCTTGCCATTCCATATATTGCATCCAAAACGCATATAGACTTGTTTTCTTAATGACGAGTCCGAACACATAGTACCAATTATTGGTTTATTGCCACTTTCTTTTTCATAATTTTTTGATGGATATTTTTTGATTATATTACAGCAATGGTCTGATATTTTAAACGGTGCATCAATCATCTTATACCATTTTTTAGGTAATTTGCCATAGCCTTTTTCATCTCCGTATAATCTTTTATTTAATAAATTTTTACTTTTTGTATTCCGTATTTGGTATATTTTTTGAGAATTTTCTTTTGAAATAATTGGGTATCCCCATTTATCTATAATTTGTTTAAATGTTAGTTTTGGTTTTAGAAAAGTGACATTATCTGTATTTTTTACAAATTCTACTATTTCAGGGAATTCCAATCCACTATTGCAAAATACTGCTGGTATATTTTTGTCTATACTTCTAGCTATATGTAATAATACTGTAGAATCTTTACCACCAGAAAAAGCGATATAAATTTTACCGTGCCATTTTTTATACCATTCTTTAATTCTTTTTTTAGTATATTGTATTTTTATTTCTAAAGGCAATGCTTGTCTGAATAACAAAGTTTCTATTGGTATCATATTTTCCCCTTGTAATAAAAATTAGCCCCCTAGTATATTAATGGGCAGCTAGGGGTCTGTCCCACACCCAATTTACAGAACTTTTTTAGTTGCGGTTAAAAAGATTATTCCTGCGTCAAAAAAACCTATGGGCTTTTTAAATACAGGGAGGCATGATTTACATGCACCCACTGCAAAAAATTATACGGATGGAGGGATTTGAACCCCCACGATTTTACTCGCCAGATCCTAAGTCTGGTGTGTCTGCCAATTGGGCTACACTCGCTAAATTTACCTCAAGTTTGAACCTCTTCCCACGTGCCACCACCTTGAGGTGTAAGCGTATCAGACAGGAGTTGAACCTGTAACCATCGGATTAAACATCCACTACTCTACCAGTTGAGCTACTGATACGGATTATTAATTAAGCCCCGAATTCCACCGATTAGGTTGAAGACGGGATTTTGCAGGCGTCCCATAGGTCGGTATTCTTTAACTTAGTTCATCCTGCACTCTTTTATTTAAGCGTATCAGACAGGAGTTGAACCTGTAACCAACGGATTAACAGCCCGCTGCTCTACCAGTTGAGCTACCGATACGTATTATTTAACAGCCAAGTTAGGATCAATGCAGGCAGTGGGATTTGAACCCACGAAAGTATGTACTAGTAGCGGTAGTTTGTTATTCTTGCATACAGTGACAATACTACATCATACTTCAGGCGTAATAAATGTTGTTATTACGGGTCTGTCACTTTATCCTCTCGTGCATACCTGCTATTTATTTTATCTTCTGTCTAGTGTTATTAGAATATCGTATTGTATTTCTCTTTGTCTTTGGCTTCTCTTGGCAATCACTATTCCTTTTTGTTCTGTCCAACCAAACATGCCAACCCCAGCCAAATGCGAAATAGCCACTTCATCTCCGATTGTTACATACATAGATCTGAAATCATGTGTTATAGTAACAAGAAACTTACGCTTTGTCAAGTCTTCTCTGATTAATTTTTCTATAGTTTCAGCAACTCTTTTATCCTGTAAATAGTCGCATTTCAACATCATTTTTTTATTGTCAGGGAGTTCAGGGCTATTATCTTTTGTAGATTCTTTGTATTTTCCTGAATAATAATCCTTAGCATAATGGATTACGATGTCCTTTTTTTGTATATATGGCTTGATAATAATATCATTTCCTATTTCTCTTTGGGTGAAGTGATAGACTGGTTTGTCGGGGATTTCTGCGAAGCTACCGATTGAAATGTCTGAGTAGAATTGTCCTATAGAGCCTACGTTTTGGTCAGCATAGAACTGACCTATTGAGCCTATATTCAATTCAGGTGTCTCGGTGTATGTTGAGAAGGAAGATATGATTAGATTTTCTTGAAAATTATATGAAGTAAAAGATCCTATGGAAATGTCTGCATTAGCCATATAATAACCTCATTAAAAATTTGCCATCTGTAATATTCCAGAGTGCATATATGTTCTCTGCCATTTTGTCAAGGAATTGTTTAATTGTAATATATTCAAACATACCTGCTAGTTTTATGTCATAGTTCATTGTAGCATGGAGTAAAAGTTGATAACTTTTATAGTTTATTGTGTCATTTTCATAACCTTGAATATTAAAGAATAAATATCTGATCAACTTTGCTGGATTTTCTATCAAATAACCATCATCATCTACTACACCTTTACACGCACAGGATACATTCTCAGCTTTTTCTTGAAATTCTATCACTGCTATTGAGTTTCCTGTTTCATCTTTATAAGCATTGAATTTATTATGTGCCTTTTTGGTTAATTCATCACCCTCATACACATCACCGATGATCTGTATCGGTCTATCAGAAACATGCCAATATTTCCCTTCGGAGTCTATTTGGGTGCAAGGGACTCTGCTCTCCATTTTATTGCCAAATGCGATTAGTAGTGGTTCTATGGCAGGTGGGCTAGAATATACGTCTGTGTGTCTAAGTTTGATATTATCCATGATAGAAAATCTTCTTTCATATATCCTAACCCATTCCATAGTGCCTATACTCAGATCAGAATAAAACTGACCTATTGAACCCACATCCTGATCGGCATAAAACTGTCCTATAGAGCCTATATCCTGATCTTGTGTTAAAGAATATGTAGAAAACGAGGATATTATTAGATTTTCTTGAAAATTATATGAAGTAAAAGAACCAATATTCAGGTCTGATGTCG